ACTAATAAGAATAATTCCGAATATGATTTATCCCTTAAAAACATAAGCTATATATGTCATTCTTCAAAATCGTTATGTAAGTATGTGAAACGTAACATTAAAAAAGGCTTTCCCATAGTAGTAAAAGGTTGTTTAAGCGTTGCTAATGCGTTGGAGGCACAAAATGCAAATGTAGATGGTATATACGTTTCTAATCATGGAGGAAGATTTGTTTATAACAGCGTTGCTCCATTAAATGTGTTAGAAAATATCCGCAAAGCAGTTAAAAAACAGAATAAAAATTTTGGTGTATGGTTTGATGGTGGAGTAAGAAATGGCCAAGATATATTTACCGCTTATACCCAGGGTGCTGACTTTGTCGGAGTAGGAAGACCATTGATCTATGCATGTGTATTGTATGGAGAGGAAGGAGTAAGCGCTATAAATAAAAAGTTAGCATTTGAACTAGAAAACCAATGTAAAATTTGTGGTCAAAACAATTTAAATGATTATGAAAAATTGAAAGAAAATATTATTACTGATAAATAATATTTGCGATTTATATGAAGAAATCAAGAATTAAAAGTAAAAAGAGAAATAACTATAAAACAAAGAAAAAAAGATACGAAACAGATGTATTAGGAAAAATCGAAGTACCAGAAAATCATTTTTGGGGTGCAACAACACAACGTTCATTAAAATATATGTCAATAGGAATGGATACAATGCCTATAGGCTTTATATACGCATACGTATTATTTAAAAAATGTGCAGCAATTGTAAATTACAAATTAAAGTTAATTAATAAAAAAAAGAAGGATATAATAGTTAAAGTTTGTAATGATATTATGGATGGGAATTATAACAACGAGTTCCCTCTTCATATATGGCAAACAGGAAGTGGTACTCATACCAATATGAATATAAATGAGGTAATAGCAAATATTTGTAACAAGAAGTTAACTGGAAAATTAGGTACAAAATCACCCATTCATCCAAATAATGACATAAATATGTCGCAATCATCAAATGATAGTTTTATCACAGCCATTCATATTTATATAGCTATTAATATAAATAAAAAGTTGATACCCAACATTAAATATATGATTTCGGGATTTAAAAAAAAACAACACGAATTTAAAAATATAATCAAATTAGGTAGAACACATTTAGAAGATGCTATGCCAATTACATTTGGTGAAGAATTTTCAGGTTATGTTAGTTCTTTTGAAAATTGTCTACACACTATTAAATTATCATTAAAAGACATTTATTATTTAGCTGCAGGAGGTACAGCAGTCGGTACAGGCATAAATACTAATCCAAAGTTTGGAAAAATGGTTGCGGCCCAAGTAGCTTCTGAAACAAAGTTACCATTTCTTACCGCTCCTAATAAATATGCAATTATGTCAAACCATAATGCGGTGTTAAATACTAGTAATGCATTAAAACTATTAGCTACTAATTTAATGAAAATAGCCAATGATATAAGATGGATGGGATCAGGGCCAAGAGGAGGGCTTAATGAATTAATCTTACCGCAGACTATACCAGGGTCATCAATAATGGCTGGAAAAGTAAACCCTGTAGAATGCGAAGCGGCAGCAATGGTGGCAGTTCAGGTAATGGCAAATAATTTAGCAATTACTTTTGCCAATTCACAAGGATATTTTGAATTAAATGTTTATAACCCATTGATGGTATATAATATATCTAAATCATTAAACATGTTGTCAGGGACATGCTATAATTTTACTAAATATTGTATATCAAAAATAAAAGTGAATAAAAAAAAAGTAAAGAGTTACTTAAGAAATTCTTTAACACTTGCAACAATTTTAAATCCATACATTGGTTATGACAAAGCTACAAAATTAGCTCATTATGCAAACGATCATAACATTTCCTTAAAGGAGGCTAATCGAAAGTTAAAATATTTATCTGAAGAGGATATGAACAAATATTTAGTTCCATCAAAAATGGTTTAAATTAAATACCAAATAAATTAAATATCAATTAAATTCATAGTATCGTGATTTAAAACATGAACAGCAGATTTATTAGACAAAAATTCTATGATTGCATTTTTTTTCATAATTTCAATATCATATTCTGCGATTATCTTTTGTTGACTTTCAATAAGTTCTTTTAGTTTAATATTTTCTATGTAGTAATTATTTTTTTCGGAATTCATTCTCTCCAGCCAAGTTTGATGGGCTTTTGTTTTTTTATGAGTATTGAATTTACTCTTGCATGTAAAAAGACGTTCTTTTCCTGGCATACAAGGACATTTAATTCCAACATCCATATTAAACGATAATAATGAATCTATATAATTTCCATTATTATCTAAAGATGGTTTATAAAATTCGGGTTGTAAACAAATATTCATTGGAATAAATTGTGTAAATATATATTATAAATAACTATTTCATTTTTATTTTTAATACCAAAATAAATTTAATTTATATTATCCTGATTATATTTATTTATCCATTGCGATATCTCTTTGATTCTTATCAAAATATCATTTCTCTTTATATCCAGATTTTTTATTTTTATGATTATTTCGTCTTGCTTCTTTAATATAGATCGGTAGGAATTTGACACTCCAGTTTTACGTGAATAAAGTTCATACAAAAATGTATTTGTATTAGATTTTTTAGATGAACTTATATTTATTATTGATTCACATATTTGTTTTTTAATATTTACTAATTCGCTTAATTCACCATTATACTCAATTAGTTTCTTTTCAAGTGATCCTAATTCCTCAATTTTTAAATTATAAAATGACTTCCTATAATCCGTTTGATAAATATAATTTCCAATTTCTAAAAAAACTTTAGGATCTATATCTGTACAAATGAATTCATTTTCATCTTCCTTAGGAGTTCGCAAGTGGTCCTGAAATAAGCAAGCTTTTTCCATTATCTGATTTTCCAGTAACTATATTATCTCCCTCAAATAATTCTTTAGAAATATCTGCTGCTGTTACATTTTCCATCTGGCTTAATGTATTTTCTTGAGTGTTCCCAATTCCTTTTAGGTTTCCTTCCTCATCCATCATCTGTGTCAATTTATTTCCACTCTTGGCTGCATTCTTTATATTTTCCTCTATTGCTTTTTGCTTACTTTCTTTTACTCTTTGATCAAAAGCATTTTTGGCAGCAGTTTCATTCTTTACTTTTTCTTCCATTAATTGATTTAGCTCTTCTTCCATATATTCTGTTTTTCCTGTTTTGTAAGCCTCGGGTTCCCACGGCAACCAAGTACCAACTGGTCCTACAAATATATCAAAAGTGGGATCATTTTCCCGAAGTAGTTTGGCTCTAAGTTCAGCTTCTTCTTGTGATGCAAAGTTACCCCTAGATTTAAATCCTCGAACGGATGTTTGAAAATTGTGTTTTTTATTGAATATTGCTTCCAGTTTTTCTTCATTTCTGTCCATAAATGTTTTATATTCATCTTCTATTGTTCCTGTTGCTAATTTTTCTTTTTCGTCTAGGACGAATTCCTCAAAATCCTTATTTACATCTTCAGCATCAAGTTTGTATTTATAAGCCACAAAATTCAAAAAATCGGCAAATTTTTCCATTGATTTGTTAATATCCCATTTTTTCACAAATTCATCAAAAAAGAAAATATTTTTTTGTTTTAGAACATTTTCTGGCGACACAAAGGAAAAACATCCAAATTGTTGTCCAGCAATAGGCTTATCGACCTCTAACAAGTCAACATAATTTTTGTTTAGTGTACCATCTTCATTATTTTTAGTTTTAAAAGGTTTAGACATTATAAATATCATTGAATGCTTCTATTTAAATTATTTTAATTTTGATTAATTAAAAATTAATTTTCTAATATTAATATATAATGAATAACGTTTTTAATTTAACTGAGTTAATTAAAAGAATCATTAAATATTTCGTTGAGGGTTTTATGGTCGCTGTAGCGGCGTTTGCTATTCCTAAACAATCCCTGAATTGGGAAGAAATTCTCCTTATTTCATTAACTGCAGCAGCTACGTTTAGCATTTTAGATACTTATATTCCCAGCGTGGGAGTAACTGCGAGATCTGGTGCAGGATTTGGTATAGGTGCTAATTTAGTTTCATTCCCAGGAGGATTTTAAAAATAAAAATATAGATTAAATATATAATGAGTGTAAATAAGCGTCGTAGGATAACCCCACAAGAAGAAGAAGATTTAAACGAAGTGGAAGAAACTTTCGAGCCATTTGTATCAAATTTACAATCCCAGATTGATGATCCAAATATCTCAATGGATATTGATTATGATGATGATGTAATGCCAGAATTAACACTAGAAGATCTTCAAGTTGAAATAGACCCTGATGAAGGAATAACTGATGGTGAGTTTTCAGATGATGATATGATGGCAGAGTTCCCACTGGGAGTTAATCAAGTTGAAATAGACCCAGATGAAGGAATAACTGATGGTGAGTTTTCAGATGATGATACGATTGGTGGTCGACGAAAGAAAAGAACACGACGTAGAAATTCCAAAATACAGAAAAAATCAGGAAAACGCAAGACGAAAACAAAAAAAAGAAAAAATAAAAAAAAAACAAAAAAACGAAAGATAAGACGCAAATATAAAACTAAAAAGTTAAAATATAAAAAATAAATTATATTTTTTTTAAAAAATTATGTTTACATTTGACTAACTACTTGCTAGGTAATCTATTATAAGTAATTTATACATTAGGTTTACTCGTGCATTGATGGAAATTTTTACCATTAAAATATTAACTTTATTCGTTTTAGGAATTGAATTAGATTGTTTATTTATAGAGAATTAAAACTTAATTAAAAAAATCTATTTCTTCTATGGAAATTAATTATAAATATCAATTTATTGTTAATTGAAGTTAGTATTATTTATCTTGAACAACTTAGTCATATGTAATTGCGTTTAGGGTAAGATTTATTTTTAAAGTTAAAATTATTTAATTATCAAATATATGTTATTCTTATTTCTTAAATTGGTACCCAATAAGTACAAATAGAAATATAATACTATTAAATTCCACTTCGTGAATAAAATTTCTTAAATTATAAATTCTTATAGAATTGTCATATTCTTGTAATTTAGAAAATGGAACAAAAAGAATTGGTATTTGATATTATTTTATCTTACTTAATCTACCTATACTTCTTTGGAAATGTTATTTATAATAAATATTATTTAAATATTGATGTGGGAAAGTTGCAGCATGGAATTTATTTATATCATCAAAAACTTTATTTGATGATATAAATCCGAAATTTTTATTACCATCCCTTATTCTTTTATATATTTACTATAAACTCATTTTGTTTCATGTATTTAAATTTTTAGAAGATAAATATTCATTGAAGGGAATACATAAGAAACTGATATAAGATTCATTTCTTTTAAAATTAATTTAGTAAAATATTTTATTTATTAATAGAAGATAATTTTAATATTTCATTAATATTATTATTATTTAAATTTAAATTACAATTTTTATCTAATACCAAAGGCAATACATGATAATTTAGTCCATAAGTAGTATAAGATAAACTCATAGCTATCCACCAGTGTTCTCTATGCCCTTCTTTAGTTAATTCAATTATAGTAGTATTATCATTCATTCCTATTCCAAAAGTTAATTCACATCCATGAAAAGAAACTATAGTATTTGAAAAGTAAAATAACGAAAAAATTGTTTCAAAATTATAATAGTCGCTTAAATTAAATACTTTATAAGAAATTTTTAGTTGATTGCATATTTCTATAAATTTTTCAATATTAATAATCGCTCTCCCCCCACCTGGATATTTTTTTTTATATTCGTTATTTTTACTTGTAGAGGAATTATTATTTTCCCTATAAATAAAAGTAATATCACATCTAGTGTTTTTTTTATTTTTTAAATATAAATAATTCTCAAAATTATTTCTAAATTTTTTATATACTTCAATAAAATTATTTGATTTATTTACATTCCTTAGGATTGCTTTATTTAATATAATTGGATTTATTATATCATTAGGTAATTCTTTTAAAAAAATTATATTTTTTTTTTGATTTTCAAACATAAAGAATAAAATAGAAAATGAAATATTAACATCAATTGCTTTTTTTCCTTCAAGTAAACAATTTTCTTCAAAAGAATTATTTATTAATTCAATATCTTTATGATCTAAACAAGAAATAATAATGTAAACATTATCTATTAAATTTTTATTTTCTAAATAATAAGAAAAACACATGAATTGATGATCATTAAAAGAATGACCAATATTTCCACTATCAATATTAATTACCAAATTTTTTTTCATATATTATTAGATAATTTAATTATTTATATTTAAAACTCCCCGTTGAAATAATTTTTTAATTGAATTAAAATCTTTCTTTAAATTTATAATGATTATTTTAGATTAAAATGGAAAAAATGTTAATATTGAGAGCATTGAATTAGAAGAATAAGCTTTAGTGAAAAAATGTATTTTAGAAAATGATATTGTTTCAGAATTAGGAGCTCGTTATGGTTATGGTTCATGTGTAATTATCTCAAATATAAATAATAAAAAGAATCAGGTTGTTGTAGCACCTGATGATAGAGTAGGGAAAACTTTTTAAAAAATAAATTAAAAAATAAATGCGACTTTAATATTATTAATGTAGTTTTCATTATTAAAAAATTAGATTTTGTTAATTTAGGTAGATATTTAAAATTGATATTGTGATTCTTTTATAAAATCAAATGGTACTAAAATACCATCGTATTATTTAGAAGAAAAAGGAAATATATAAATAATTTAAGATTTAATGATCTTGTAGCAGAGTATACTGCGAAATGTAATTATTATAAAATTGGAAATAAATTAGTAGAAAAAAATTTAACGTAATAAAACAATGGCAGTAAAATGTATGGATAAAAGAGGGATTTTAAAAGTAAAAGGTGTGAAAATAAAATTAATTATTTATTATATCTTAATATATGATTTATTATTATTATTATTTAGTAATGTTATTAAAAAAATAAACATTAGATAAGGAAAAATTTTAAATTTAAAAAAATAATAAAATTTATATTATTAAAATGATTATATATAATATAATTAGAATGTTTATTGGTGGAATGTTGTTAAAAAAAATTTTTCATTTAAAGGATAAAATAATTCATAAATGTAATAAAGATTATAATCAATTTGTTCAACTTGACCCTTTAGTTTTAAAAGAAAATCTTATTGACAAATTTTATACCAAAACAAATGAAGATATTCTTTGTTTTAACACAGGAAAATTTACAGGAAGATCTCCAAAGGATAGATATTTTGTAAAAGATAGTATAACACAAAATTCAATAGATTGGAATAAAATAAACCAACCCTTATCGGAAAAAAATTATTTTATAATTAAAAATAAATTAATTAAACACTTATATACTAATTCTTTTATTTACAAAAGATACTTTTTTGTTAAGAATTCTATTTCTAGACTGCATTTCACTTTCCATTCTGATTCAGATATTCATAGCCTTTTTGTTTATAACATGTTTGAAAGACCAATATTTCAAGAATTAAAATATTGGAAAGCAAACTGGAACATTTATCATTCGCCTGCTTTTGAGCTAACAGATTCTAACATTGGTTTAAATTCACCTAATTTTGTAATAATTTCGATGAAAGATAAATGTATTTTAATAGGTGGAACTGGATATACAGGTGAAATTAAAAAATCAGTATTTACAGCAATGAATTTTGAATTACCTAAACAAAATAATATATTAACAATGCATTGTTCAGCAAATACAGATAAATTCGGTGAAGATACAGCACTATTTTTTGGATTATCTGGTACAGGCAAAACAACATTATCTTCTTCAAAAGACAGGTTGCTTATAGGAGATGATGAACACGGATGGACTGAAAATAATAAAATATTTAATTTAGAAGGTGGATGTTATGCTAAGGTTGTAAATTTAAAAAAAGAGTTAGAACCCCAAATATGGGAAGCAATTCATACAACAGCTTTGTTAGAAAATGTTTGTTTAGAAGAAGGAATACCTCAATTTGAAAATACCTCAATCACTGAAAATACAAGAGTTTCATATCCGCTCTTTAATATAAGAAATAGATTCATTAATTCTTTTGCAAATGGTCCAAATAATATTTTTTTTCTAGCATTTGATGCCTTTGGAATTTTACCACCCTTGTCAAAGTTAAATAAACAACAAGCAATTTATCACTTTATTAGTGGTTACACATCGAAAATTGCTGGTACTGAAATTAATATTTCCTCTCCTCAAGTAACATTCTCACATTGTTATGGAGCTCCGTTTATGCCATTACCAATTGAAATCTATGCTAATCTGCTATTAGAAAAAATAGAACAATATAATCCCAATATTTGGTTATTAAATACAGGATGGATAGAAAGCAACTATGGAAATGGTGGCCAAAGAATTCCTTTAAAATATACAAGGCAATTATTAAATTTCGCATTAAATATTAAAAATGAAAGTGAAATAGAATATATAATAGACTCTTATTTTGGATTTAAAACTATTACAAAAGTTGGAGAATTATCTGAATCTTTTTTAGTTCCAGAAAAATCTTGGAAAAATACTAAAAAATATCATGAAACTGCTAAACAATTAGTAGAATTATTTAATAATAATTTTAAAAAATTAAATCAAAATAATTATTTAAGAAAATTTGAAAGTGGGGGTCCTAAATTAACTATTTAAATTGTGGCTTTATATTCCCAATCTAATTCCATACACATTTTTTTCCAGATTTCATCTTGTTCGATTAATTTTTCTCTATCTTTTAACATTGGGATTTCTGCCAAAAAGCGTGTTTCATTTAATAACTCGCATAGTTTAAATAATACATAATAATAGTTTAAAAAATTTACTCGGTAGTCGGGACAATGTTTGGAATAGGGGCTTTGTAATTCAATGAATAAATTACATAATATAGTTTCTAATTCTTGGGACATAACAGGTGGTTTAATACCTAATTTATTTTTAATAAAAACTATATGTTCGTAGTATTTATTTAATCCAAGTTTCTTAAGCAATTCTTTAGTTTTGGTATGAGTTAGATCCGATAAATTTATTCTTTCTTTTTTAATTTGATTCTTAATTTGATCTAATATTTCATCAGAAATATTTGTAGTTTCTTTTCCTTGGTATTGAGAAAGTATTTCTTTAAAATGATTTATTTTTTTGTATGCATAAAAACATAATTCTTTAGGAGGCTCTTTATAAGAAGGTTTTTCATTTTCAATTAAAAAAGGAACGCTAGTTCCACATAAATTATTATTACATACTCTAAGTCCTTCATCAGCCATAGAAATTAATTCCCCCTTACCACAATATTGGCAAATATCGGTTTGTCTTACAAAATGATTAATATTAATCATACTATCATCTAAATTAGAAAGGTATTTATGAGTAATTGATTCATCAACACATGGAGGATGAATGTCATCCTTACATAAATTAAACAAGCTATTTACGGCATTTTCTTTGCTACCATACCTTTTCAAATCATTAGTAGATGAAGAAATATTTTTTTTAGATTCAAAATATTCAAATATATATTTTGAATTATCTAACAAGTAAACCATTCTTTGATTTTTAATCTTATTTTTTTCTTTTGTTAGGGAATCAATTTTATTTTCGATTTCAATAATTTTTTCCAAATTAGTACTATTCTTTTTCTTTTCTTTTTTCAGAAATTGGATTTCCTTTTTGATTTTAGGAAGAAAATATAAATCGTTATCTTCAAATTCTTTTAGTAATTCATTATGTTTATTATCTAATGTGATGGTTGAATTTTTTTCAACTACTATTTTTTTAGTTGTTTTTGGTTTGAACGAAGGCATTTGTATAGATATATATTGTTTAAGGATATGTTTTTTAAATATTTATTTAATAATCTAGTTTAAACATTAAATAATTTTTAGAAAAATATTTTATGAATGTGTATTTAGAACATTTAGATGAAAATGGAAATAAGAATAAGAATATTTGTAAAATATGTCCGAAAAAATTTCAAATTATGGTCTTCCTTTTAAATTCGATTGAAGATGGCTGGAAAATTCAGAAAGAAAACTCAACGTTTGTGTTTAGCAAAAAACACGAAAATAAAAAAAAATATATGGATGAAAAATTCCTAGCATCATTTGTAGACTCAAATTTAAATTTTGAAAATATTCTTTTACATTAATAATTCTTTTTTTTGCTATTTTAAGTAAAAAAAAGATTTTTTTTTCTTTTCTATAATATATAAAAATGGGCGGTGGTTTGATGCAGCTCGTCGCATATGGCGCACAAGACGTTTATTTAACTGGAAATCCTCAAATTACCTTCTGGAAGGTAACCTACAGAAGATACACTAACTTTGCAATTGAATCTATTGAGCAAACTTTCAATGGACAAGCCGATTTCGGTCGAAGAGTACAATGTACTATTAGTAGAAATGGTGATTTGGCATATAGAACTTACTTACAAATCACTCTTCCCGAAATTAACCAACTTATGGGTATCGCATCCTTCGCTGCTGGTATTGGATCAGGTGTGTATGCACGTTGGTTAGACTATCCAGGTGAGCAATTGGTTGCTCAAGTAGAAGTTGAAATTGGTGGTCAAAGAATTGACAGACAATATGGTGACTGGATGCACATCTGGAACCAACTTACCATGACTTCTGAGCAAGAAAGAGGATACTTTGCAATGATTGGTAATACTACCCAACTTACCTTTATTACTGATCCATCGTTCGCTGAAGTTGATGGTCCTTGTGACTCTCTAGCACCCAGACAAGTTTGTGCCCCAAGAAATGCACTTCCAGAAACAACCCTTTATATTCCTCTTCAATTTTGGTTCTGTACCAACCCTGGTCTTGCCCTTCCATTGATTGCTCTTCAATACCACGAAGTTAAAATCAACTTGGATATTCGTCCTATTGATGAATGCTTATGGGCTGTTACCTCATTAAGTTGTAACTCCAACCCAAGTCCAAGAGATGTTGACAGAGATGATAGAGCCAACTACCAATTTGCTCCAGGAAGACCAGTCCCAGCAGCAATTGCATACAATCAATCTATTGTTGCTGCCTCTCTATACGTTGATTACGTATTCTTGGATACTGATGAAAGAAGAAGATTTGCCCAAAATCCTCACGAATATTTGATCACTCAATTGCAATTCACTGGTGATGAATCAGTTGGTTCATCTTCCAACAAGATCAAATTGAACTTCAACCACCCTGTTAAGGAACTAATCTGGGTTGTTCAACCAGATCAAAACGTGGATTATTGTTCTTCTCTTGTTTGTGATGCTCTTCTTTTCAAGACTCTTGGTGCACAACCATTTAACTATACCGATGCCATTGATGCACTTCCTAACGCTATCCACGCATTCGGTGGTCCTAACCAAGTACACAGAGGTGAATACATTGATCCTCGTGGTCTATTCGATGACGCTGGTGCTCTGGATTACCAAATTCCTCCTAACTTTACTGGTTACTGGCACGGAGAAGGTAATCCATACAATGAACCCAACTTTGGTGGACCTAACCTTGCTGCTGTCCATCGTCAAATGAGTTCTCAAGATCAAGATTCTCTTAGAAGGTTAGATGGTGGTCTTCTTGATGCGGTTGCCTACGAAGATCGTGACCACAACGGAGGTTCAACAGTTTCCGATGCAGGTACATTCGTTCTTACCGAAACTTCTCTTGCTCTTCACTGCTGGGGAGAAAACCCAGTTGTTACCGCTAAGCTTCAACTTAACGGCCAAGACAGATTCTCAGAACGTGAAGGTTCATACTTCAACTTCGTACAACCCTACCAAGCACACACCAGAACTCCAGATGCCGGTATTAACGTTTACTCCTTCGCTCTTCGCCCTGAGGAACACCAACCTTCTGGAACATGCAACTTTTCCAGAATTGATAATGCCACTCTTCAACTTGTTCTTTCCAACGCAACTGTTGAAGGTACCAAAACTGCCAAGGTTCGTGTCTATGCAACAAATTACAATGTTTTAAGAATCATGAGTGGTATGGGCGGTTTAGCGTACTCAAATTAATTTTACAAATATATATATTATTTTTTATTTCGCGTTGTATTTTTTATCGTTTAAAAAAATTTTGATATAATTATTTAATTTTTATCAAAATTTAAATTATTAAGATTATATAAGATGAAACATTTAACTATGACTAGGTATAATAAAAGAGGAGGTCAATTTGAAAAAGAACAATTTTATACTGGACAACGACTAGATCAGATGGAAAAGGGAAAATCATGGTTCGTTAATCCTGAAAAAGCTATTAGTTTAAGTTCAAGGTATCAAAGCTTCTCACAAAATCAAATTAAAGATTATAAACAAAAGAAAAAAGATGAAGAAGAATATAAAACCAGATATAATCAAGGTTTAACATTTGGTGGGAAAACAAAACGAAGAAGAAGACATAGGCATAGAACAAAAAAACGTGCAAAAAGAAAATATAGACGATAAAATTATTTAAAAAATATAATAACTAACTATATTCATAATTTAAATTGCTCAAAAACAATTAAGCGGAGATCGTATTTTTAAATTGTATAATATTTTCTCCAATGGTGAATTTCCAACTATTATTAATAAATGTAATATTAAAGGATAGATTGGTAGAACAAGAAATGTGTAAGGAAGAGATAATAAATTTTGTGTAATTTAGGATGACAAATTAGTAAATGATTTAATTAATCAATTAAAGTCTTATTTACCTAATAATTTAGTAAATTTAGGCAATAAACCTTATTTTCACTTTGCCACTAAATGTGCTAAATCATCGCCAGCTTTTATTTATAACATAATTAGAATATATAAATATGAAGAAGGTACAAGTTTCCCAAGACATATAGATTATAAACTTAAACGAACTATTTTTTAAAATGATAAAGATTATGGCCATCAATCTTATTTAAGCACATTAATAATTAAAATGAGAATTTTGATGATGGAAATACTGGGTATTGTCCTGACCATAAATGGGATTTTTTGTCAATTTTTAAGAAATGTAGAAAAACATTCTTGTATTAATTTGCATCAAGTTGTTATAAAACCAATAAATGGTAGGGAGTAATTCATGATTAAAATATACTACATGGAGGACTACCTCCCAAAAAGAACAAAATATTTCCTTCGATCAGATATTTTTTTTTGGATGAGATATTATTACTAACCTCGTATTAAAAAAAAATTCAAGTCGTGCGAATGGGAACGCTTATTTAAAAAATTATGTAAAAAATTATGCAGATTAAGAAAAAAACAATAATATTTATATAAATAATATATAAAATGTATTTAAAATTATATTATTTATACCGGGGTATCAATAAAGTTTATTTGTACCTTAATATTTCTGAGGACATAATTTCCCAATTTGCGAATTGTCTTACTCAATTAAAATCAGAAATAAATTACCACTTATTAGTACATCCTCCATGTCAGGACTTAATACAGAATAAAGTAAAGGATTATAAAAATGTATTTATTGAATTTACAGATGTTGATTTGTCTTTTACAATCGATATTTTAAATTTAAAAAATAATTATTTTTTCAAATACTTTTCGTTCAAAGAACATATAGATTTAAATTTAATTAGTTTACTATATAAACAAATAAATATTCCAAGCGAAAAATATAGTTCCTCCCATAATTTTCCAAAAATAGAAAATCATGTAAATTTATATAATGAATTAGTGGACTTTACAAAATTGGGTAAAGATTTAAAGTCTAATGAGTTAAAAAATTTTTGTTTATTCAAAAATATTAAGGTTTCGGAGTTAAATGGTATAAATACCAATTTAATGTATAAAAAAAATCATTCAGAAACTATAAATTTATTTAATAGCTTCTTAAATAAATTACATATATATATTAATAAATATGAAGATGTTAACTATTTAGATTTTTTAAGTTATAACATAATTGGAGAATTTTCAAATTTTAAATCTTTGGTAATACCCATTATTAATTATAAAACGATGAAAAATGTGTTTTATACCAAAAAAGGGTTTTATAATAATAATGGGGAAAGAATAAAAAATACTTTTTTAAAAGAGGATTTTGAATATAAAGAATTTATTGACAAGAACAATTATTATATAGGGAGAAAATTGATTAATAATCCAAATGAAAAATTGGATATAAAGAATATAGAAAAAGTTGAAATTAAAGATGAGAATATTTTATATTTGGACTACATATATGGTTTTTATAATTTTGGTGAATTTTGGGATGTTATGCATAGAATTTCATCTTTAAAGCCAGATAAAAAATACGTATTATTTCATTTACCTAGAAATAGAGTTTCTAATATTTCTTATTATTTTAAAAAATATAATCTATCTTTTCCGGCCCACAAACAGGAGTTAAAAATTAATTTAAATAAAACCTATTTTTTCAAAAATATAAATTTTCTTATTATTAAAAATATTTTTAGAGGGTTTTTAGATAATTTTTTATCATTTAATCTCAATTATTCGTTAAACCAATCTAAATTTTCTAATGAAAACTATAGTTTATATTTGAAAAGAGGAGGATATGGCAGAGAAATTAAAAATGAAAATCAATTAATAGAAAAATTAAAAAAAATTTGTAATAATCTTATGGTTATTGATGGCTCCGAAGAGTTTGATATAATGCTCCACTATTGGACAAATGCGGTTTTTATAATAGGAGCACACGGCTCACTATTAAAAAATATGATTTATTGTAAAAAAAATCCCATTTTTATCGAACTCACACCTGATCGTCACCCGTGTTTTTACGGCAATGCAAATCAAATTCGATTTCTATATTTTTATATTAATGTAAATAAAGATAATAAAGAGAATATTTTATTAGATAATTCTGATATAGACAATATTATAAATTTAACAAAATGCATATTACCCAAATAATAATATTGATTGGAATATTGAAGATATAAAAATGCTTAGGAATTAGTGATTTACTAAATATAATTATTCTTTGGAGCTCTATCACCTTTTTAATTAAAATTATTCATTATAAATTATAATTTCCACAATACTCCTAATTCCTCAATAGAATTAAATATGTGATTGATGTTTAAATTTAAAATTGATAAACTTTTCTTTCCAATTAATTTATAATAATTTAATAAATAATGGTTGCATATGTTGATTATATAATAAGACAAATTTTAATTGTTTTCGCAATAATAATACTAAGTTTGATTGTTCTTTTTCAATTTTACAAATGTTATATAATTTTTAAAATTGAAAATCGCCAGAGTATTGTTCCGGATGATCAATCCGCGAATATTGAAAAAGTTTAATATTTAATAATAAAAAAAATTGATCTATAATTATTATTATTTAAATTCAATATATCTTTTTAATTTAAATGTTGTTTGAATTAACCATTTGCCTACTAGCTTTATCACCAATAATGGTAAGTCCTATTATAATATCTTATAATAACACTAAAAAAGCAAAACGAATAAATTTTATAAATCAATATAATAATCAATTACCAGAATGTTTACGAGTTTAAAATAATAAAAATAATATATATGGTTTATTTACTTTTAATTTTTATTATTATAAGTTATTTAATTTCTATTTATCCACGCTATTATTGGTTTCTTCCATCAATTCCATTTTATACTAATAATTCTCTAGAGAGTGAGGTAGTTTATCAACTTACCCAACAACGAGATCGAAAAATGGAATTTTTTTTTTATTTAACTGATGAATCTGTATCTAATGCTTTTTTACCTTATACACATTTAAGTAAATGCAAATTAGAAGAAATAATTCTTCAACCAAAAATTATACTAGTACTATTATTATTGAAATACTTTATTAATCGGGCACGTCCTTGGCAACTCGATTCTCGTATACGTAATTTAAAATCAGCAACCGGCAAAACTCCTGCTTTCCCGGCTGGCCATGCTTTTCAAGCTTATTATTTGTACCATATTTTATCACGATGTAACCCAGAGTTAAAAGAATTATATTATGATATAGCAATTAAGTGTGACGAATGCAGAATTAAAGCTGGGATTCATTATCCGAGTGATGGAAAATTTTCAAGACAAGTTGTTGACTTGTTAGTTAAATTGAAAATTTATTAAATTAATATAAAGATTATTATTCAAAGAATTGTAAATGGAAAGTAGTTTAGTGCTTCCTGTTCATGGGCAAGGAACCATAATTTATAAACCTGAATACAGGGATCGACAATTAAAATTTTCCATTAAAAATAAAGAAAATAATAATATAGTCAAAGTTACTCATGGTAAAAAAATAACAATTGAAATTTGTTATTCTTTTGAAGCACAAGCCATTGTAAAAGAATTTGAAGAGCCAATTATAGATGATGAAAACGCCATTTATTGGTTTAGTGTGGATAGCCAACATCAAATATATATGGGTGGATTAGGTGAAGCTAGGTTGGAAACAAAATATTTTAAGATTGGGCAGATTAAAGATATATTATTACAATTAGATGTATTTGGACCGATGAGTATAGAAGATGAACATGAAAAGAAAGTAAAAAAAGCGATGGAAAGTTTCGTAGAAATTTCTGAATGCGAAAATGTTTCATTTAAATCGATTTACAGGGATCCAATAGTAAATTCGGTTCCTCTTTTTGTCAAAGAAACAAATCAACTCTCGATGGAGGATGTAGCAGAAAATAAATATATGCCACATTCTTTTTTAAATCCGACTTGTCAACAATTATATGATTGTATTTCTGGAAAGAAATTCATATTAAATACACCAGACTTTCCGGATTTTTCAAAGGCTATTGAATATAGCATTGCTACACCTGGATGTTGGTGTAACAAAAAATTACAGGAAAAAAGTACGGAGTTTAATCCAAATGTTCCAAATCTAGAAGAAACTTATTTAAGGATTACATTGGGAAAAAATAGTGGCGAATCACCTGGTATTCCATATGTGATGGAAATATGGCCAAGTGGTCATTACTCCCCAATTCATAGTCACGCCGATGCCAGTGCAATAATTCGTGTGTTACATGGATCAATAAATGTCAAACTATACCCGTTTTTGTCCAATTGTACTGAGAATGTAAAATCATTTGGAGAAGCTAATTTTAATAAAGAAGACGTAACCTGGCTAACGCCCCAACTAAATCAAACTCATCAATTAAAAAATATTAGGGCAGATAAAACGTGTATAACTATTCAATGTTATATGTATGACCAAAATAATAAGAAACATTATGATTATTTTGACTATAAGGATTCCAAAGGGAAGATATTGCCTTACGAACCAGACTCAGATATTGATTTTGTAATGTTTAAAAAATTAATGAAGAAAGAATGGCAAAGTCGACCCAGGAATTGGGTGTTTAAATTTTGTCATTAATTATTTAAATCGATTATTAAATTCTATGCTTTGATGATAAAAATAGTTAATTCCTGTTTTTATTAAAACCATAAGAATTAAAAAAATTAAAATACCGATTAATAATTGGAATATTGGACTAGAGAGAATATCCTTAATATTTATATCTTGATTATTTTCCTCTCCAGTAATAATAGTAGTATTTTCATCAGATTTATTGATTGGCTTACAATCAATGTATATATCATCTCCGCCACCGATCGTACCTGGACCATTTTTATTAAAAAAATAGGGAGTACCTTTGACTATGGGAAAACCTGGATTACCGATTAACTGATTAAGTTTAGTTAAATCGTCTTTTTTAATATTAATATCCTGAATGTTATTGATATCAAATACAATATAGTCTATTGTTTGATCACAAGGAATAGAAAAGTTTGTCGCAGTGTAAGAATAGTAAGGTTTATAAGGAACAAACAAATTTAAAGTGAAATTATCAACTGCCACAGATGTAGATTCTCCATCCGAAGGTGCATTGGAAGATAATCCAGTAATCAGTTTATTTAATAAAGAACTAACTTCACTATTTCCTTCTCTTAATACAATCGGAACACAAACAAAAAGGGAATTTGTACCCTGAGTAGACGAATGTTCAATAATTAATTCGGCGGCAGCTGTATTTCCTGAAAAAGTATGAATAGAAGGTGAATAGAGTTTAACTTTATTTACTTTATATTTAATTGAATTATACACTACAGGAGGCAATGTAGCATCGTCATAGGAAATAGAAATATAATTATTCTGGTGAGTTGCAATTAGGGAACTTTTTGGGTACATAAACTTATAATCACATTTCATATCACAATTGCCCTGAATATTTGTGATCGTTAAATCAATAGGTGATGATGCATTAGTACAAGACATTGGGTAATAATATAAGTAAATAAATAAAATTTATCTTATATTCCTAGTTTATGGAAATGATAATGTCACGAGGAAGATATAAAAAATGTATAAAATCGAAAAATCAATCAAGGAAAATAAATAGATTATTTAAAAATAAATTAACTAAAAAAATTAGAAAAATAAAAGGTACTAAAACATTAAAAAGAAATTATATTTCTAAAGATAAGGTAAATATCTAATTGTATCATTTTCGTAAACATTGCATCTATATGGTTCTTCTAATCCTTCCAAATAAATCGTATCTCCAGTATATAACTCATCTACTCCATATTCAGATGTTCCACTTCTTCCTTTCACAATAACAGGTAACTTAACATTATTGTGCTGATTACTAATTGTATAATATTGGAATTTTTGACGATTGGTAAAAAGTGGTCTTCCCATCAGAGGCAAAACTTCATTTTTTTTCTCGCCGTTTAAAGGGGTTAAAATTCCCAATTGCCTATATGAAGTCTCAACTGCTCCAATGTTAGTAGGAATGTTAATTGGAACGAAATATCTTTCATCTTTTAATGGAGGAGAAAAGGGATTTAATAAAACCGATCCGGGCAAATTATTATATGGATAATTTGGGACAAAACCAAACCCTCCCAATCTGTTAGGAGTTAAGTTATTGTTAGAATCTGAGTCTTGAACTATTATATTTTGTTCGATAGATTTATTATTTGTAGAATTGCTTTTTGAAAAAAAATAAAAAGTAATTATAATTAAAATTATAATTCCAATAGTAAAATAATAATTGCTAATACATATTATTCCTTTAGGACACTTTTTCATAATATATATACATAAATAATAATTAAACTACATTAATTATTATTTTCTTTTTTCAATTTATTGTTATTTTAAATTAATTTTTTAATTACTTAACTGGACATTGAGGTTGAGTATGGGCATGATTGTTGAGCAGTGGTGCAGCTATTACCAATTGAACATTGGGTACACCCACACGCCTCCTTTACTTCTGGGATATTGGCTAATACATATCCAAGGTAAATTGTTTTTATTTGAGAAAGGATAGTTTGGAAACCAAGAACTAGTAAAGTGTTATAATCTAGGCATTGTAATTGTTGTGTGTTTAAGTATTTTTGGAATGAAGAATCAATTTGTAGGTCAAGCATGTGATCCAAATATGGTGGGCATCCACATTGAGCAATTAACTCATCAGTAAAAGTTGCCTTAACGTTGATTGGATAACAGAATCCATCAATTAGAATCCTAGCTGTGTAAGCTTTGGGGCAGCCAGTTGGCATCGTGATACTAACGGATCCGATATCACTTGGATAGTCAGCTGCGTAGCATAGATCTAAGAATAATGCGTTGGGCAATTTAAACCAGACAGTTCCGCATTTTTCATAAACAGTTATTGTGAATGCAGGAAGAGTGCATGGGACGGAAGATGGAACTGGGATAGATGAAAGATCAACTTTAATTTTAGTAACTTGTTGACCAGTGAATGGAATAGTGCATCTATCAATGCAGATTATTTGACCTGTTTCACCATCATCGCAAGATTCACAAAGAACGGATGGGTCTTTAAGAATGCCAATTACAAATACTACCAAAGCAGCTGTTAAGCAAGTTGCAGGTGGTAGAGCATCACAACTAGGAATACTAGGAGTACAAACAACTGGGCAAGAAAAGTAGGTATTGGAGCAGGCTCCTGGTCTAGTACCAGAAGGGGCTGAGCAACAAGATGGTTGGTGAGGAGGAGGAGGAGGATTTTGGCACGACATTATTATAATTTATAAAAGTATTTTAATTTTTACCAAAAAAATAAAGTTACTTTAATTATTTTTTTTAGGGGCTTGTAATATATTTGCAAGGTTATTTAAATTACTCATATCAAATCCTTCTAACATTTTTTTGGCATCAGAAACCATTGGTGCCATACTTTCAATACTCTTATATAACTTTTGTTGTTGATCCATTAATTTTTTAGTATCCTCTGTTAATTTTCCTAAACCATCGCTATCCAACATAGATTCTATATTATCGTACGCAGCTTCTAAAGTGGACCCATAATCTATCCTCTTCTTCTTATTAGTATCTTTATGAACGCTAACCATATTCATATCTTGCATAGTTTCTGTACTATCTGTTCCAGATGAGTTTGTGGTGGCGACGTTACTTACCTCCCCTGAAGTAGAACTCGTTAATGGGGTTGTAATATCATTAGTTGAAACAACCTCATCTTTTTTTTCCTTAATATTGGTAACAACATCCGAATTTGATACTGGAGAAGTCGATGATGTAGTTCCTGTATTATCACCTGTTGAAGACGCAGATGATTCCATTCCTTCTTTAGTTGTTTTCAACAAAATAAGATTAGCTAAAATAATACTTACCAAGAGAATAATAGTTACATTATCAGTTATAAATGAAGTAATAAAACCGACTAATATAAAAAAGATGATTGCATTCCAATTTCGCAAAAACAAGAAACCTAATATAGTTGTAACAGCAAATACAATTACTATATAATATAAAATATTATTATCAAAAAATTTATTTAATTTTCCAGTCATTTTCTTGCTCAACATAATATATATAAATAAAATATATTATATTTTTTTTTTTGATTTGTACTTAGACCCTGAACTACTTCTACTACTACTATCACTTCTACTATATTTTTTTGACGTGCTTGATTTACCAGAAGATACCAATGATTTATAGCTTGAAGACCCATTTGATTTTCCAGAATATTTCCATCCCCCTCTCATTTTCCTAGTATTCCTACTATTGTAATTATTTCTACCTCTATATTTTGATGTTTTTTTATTCCTTGATCTTCCCGCTCTTTGGTTCCCTTGATCAATTGTTCTTATTATTTCTTCTATTGTATTACTCATCTGTTCTAATTGAGTTAGTAAATTGGGATCAGTGGCTTCAGATGAATAGGTTTCCAATAATTGCATGTTTTCATCTATGTTTGCATTTAACTCATTCATTTTCTCTAATATAGGCGCTTGCTGTTGAATAAATCTATGTAATTGCTGTTGATAATCTCTACTTTGATTTTGAAATTCTTCTTTGCTTGAGTTTGCTTGTTGTAGCTCGTTTCTAACATTTTCATTTTCAGTTCTCAATCGCGTTACTTCTTGATCAATAGTTGAAAGTTGATTTCGTAAGTTTTGCAATTCGTTTGTTTGTTTTTGTAATTGATCTGATAATTCCCTAATTCTTTGAGTTGATTGACTAAAATCTTTAGATTTTAATACACTAATTATTTGGTTTAATTGATTCATTTTTTCCCTTAATTGGTTCAAAAAAGTCCTGTTATTTTCAAAATAACGTTGTATTGAAGATTTGGAATTATTTGCTTTTCCCAATAATTGCTCCAAAGTAGTATTCAATGTTGACGGATCAAAACTACTCATTAATATATTCAAATATATTATTTTCTATTAAGAAATAATTTCTTCAAGATCATTCTTTAAAAGATCAATTTCCCCTAGCACCATATTTCTATTCTTTTCTAACAATAAATCTTCTTCTTCAATTAATTTTTGATTAGTAGACAATGTATTCAAATAATCTAATAACAAGTGCATTGATTTTTTTTGTTCTAATTTTTCATTATAAATATAATTATAAAATTTATTATAATCACCTTCTATTCCATGCAAAAAATTATTTATTTTTTTCTTTTCTGATATTTCTTTTCTTTTTCTTAGAATATACTTCTTTTTTTCATTTATTAATCTTTCTATATCTTTCATTTGAACTTGGGGATTTCCTACTTCAATTTGAATATTGCAATTTTCCATTATATATATTTTCGGCATTTTTTTATTTAGAAATATTTTCTTATTTATATACAATGTCCGATTTTCTTTCTCCAGACGAATCACGATATGTAATGTTTCCTATAAAGCACAATGACGTATGGACTATGTATCAAAAACAGATTGATCTCTTTTGGAGACCCGAGGAAATAGACTTATCCAAAGATATTCAAGACTGGCAAAAATTGTCAAATGATGAACGTTATTTTTTAAGCATGATATTAGCTTTTTTTGCAGCAAGTGATGGTATTGTGTTGGAAAATCTAGCCATGAAATTTATGAATGAAACTCAAGCGAGTGAAATTCGTGCTTTTTATGGATTCCAAATTGCAATGGAAAACATTCATTCCCACACTTATAGTTTACTAATAGACACGCTAATTAAAGATAACGATCTTAAACATAAATTGTTCCATAGTTTAGATAATTTTCCTTGTATTGAAAAAAAAGCCAGATGGGCACAAAAATGGATGGACGAAAACAAAAATGATTTTGCCACACGACTTATTGGATTTGCATGTGTAGAGGGAATATTTTTTAGTGGTGCATTTTGTAGTATTTATTGGATTAAAAAACGAGGATTAATGCCAGGGTTAACATTTTCGAATGAATTAATATCAAGAGACGAAGCATTGCATACCGAATTTGCAATTTTATTGTTCAAAAAAATGGATTCTCCTTTGAAACAAGCTAATGTAAAAAAAATAATTAATGAGGCTGTTGAAATTGAAATTGAATTTATTAATGAAGCTTTACCCTGTAGATTAATAGGAATGAATGCTACATTAATGTCAGAATATGTTAGGTTTGTTGCTGATAGACTTCTTCTTCAACTTGGATTTGGTAGGATATATTCTGCTAAGAACCCTTTTGACTTTATGGAATTTATCAGTTTAGAATCTAAAACCAATTTTTTTGAAAAAAGAGTTGATGCGTATTCATTAACTAATCCACAAAAAGACGATAATATTTTTGATTTAGCAGCTGAATTTTAAGATACCAATTGTTTTTTAGTATATTTTATTAATAAAAAAATAAATTAAAAGCTAATAATTAATAAATATTATGATTACTATTCATATTATGGGTGGGTTAGGAAACCAATTATTTCAAATATTTTCCTGTACTGCAATAGCAATGGATCACGGATTGGATTATAAATTTAATTGCATGGCATATATTAAAGACAAACAACATCGATCCAAAAATTATTTGGATAGTCCACTTTATTACTATTTTTTAGGATGGGATAAAGAGGAAGATGAAAAAAGCCATAGAATGTTAATTGAGGATTTTGATAAACAATTTATGTTGGTAAATGAACCCGTTTTTAGCTATAAGCCAGTTGTTTTGTCCAATAAACAATTGAATTATAAATTATATGGTTATTATCAAAGCTATAAATATTTTGAAAAATATAAAAATGTGTTATTTAAGAAACTTAATCTACCTTTTTATAAAAAAGAAGTTTGGAAAAAATCAAAATTAAAATCTTCTAATATTATTAGTTTGCATTTTCGTATTGGAGATTATAAAGAGATTCAAGATTGCCATCCTATTTTACCAAATCGTTATTATTACAATGCTATTAAACACATGGAAAAGTCTATTGAAAATTTCGAAACTACACCAATTTTATACTTTTACCAAAAGGGCGAGGAAGACCAAGTAGAAAAATCAATTGAATATTTAAAAGAATTTTATAAAAATGAATTTATAGCTATTGATCATGAATTTTCCGACTGGGAACAATTAATTTTAATGAGTTGTTGTAAATATAATATAATAGCAAATAGTACTTTCAGTTGGTGGAGTGCCTATTTTAATTATAGCCCTCAAAAAAAGGTATGTTATCCATCCGTTTGGTTTGGTCCAAAATTAGAGCACGATACCACAGATTTATTTCCAACAGACTGGGTAAGTATTAGTACGAAAAAATAATCTATTTAGTTAAAAAAAATGATATTAAATAAATGAATTTAATATAATTATGGAAAAACCTTCTCATGAATTTATTTTACTAATTATGAATTGTCAAAAATATAAGAATAAAGCTTTACGCCAAAAACAAACCTGGCTTCCTTTTTTACCACCATATATTTATTACCTACACGTTGTTGGGGATCCTAATTTAGAAGAACCATACAAATTAATAGAAAGTGATCAATTGTTAATTATTAAAACTGAAGATGATTACAACCATTTACCAAAAAAAGTTATTAATGCCTATAAAATCATTAACGATTTATTTAATTATAAATTCATCTATAAAACTGATGATGATCAAATGCTTCAGACATCAAAATTTTTTCCTTTTGTTAGCGTTTCATTGCAAAAAAATAGCAATGTTCATTATGGAGGGATGATGGTCACTTTAAATGAAGATACTATTAGTGATTACTACAATTTCCACCCTGAGCTACCTAGAGACCTTCTATTAAAAAAAGGATGTTATTGCAATGGAAGATTTTATTTATTATCCCAGTTGGCGGTTGAGGCATTAATTAAATCAAAATCCCATATTGAATCAGAATATTTCGAAGATTATTCGATAGGTCATTATCTTCCTAGTCAATTCAAAATTAATTATTTATCATTAAATACTAATTTATACTTTAAGGATATGGCAAACTAGGTGACTTGTAAATAGGTTTTTTATTTATAGATGTTAACATATGAACATAATTTGTTTCTCGTTTTTCAATGTCACTATATCCTGGTTTTTGAACCACAGAAAGAGGAATTAATAAATACCATTTATCTCTTTTTTGCAAATTAATCCAATATTTATCAATTGCATAGAAAAAATGTTTTTCTGGTTCCTTTAATAAATAATTTATGCCTGTTTTAATATTTTGAATTATGGTATCATAATAATGCTTTCTAACAATATATCCTGTTGTTGTTTGGCAGTGAGTCACTTTAATACAAGTTTGATCTACCTCTACATATGGAGGAATGTTATTTCCTCCTAATAATAATACATCCCAATTATTATGTTTTTCTTGAAAACTTTGTAAATTATTTTTAAATATATCCGGATCTAAAAAGGAAATATCATCTTCTATAATCATAACTTGATCATAGTTTTTTTCTTTTGCAAGTTGTAAACATTTTAAATGACTCATTGAGCATCCAATTGCACCATTCGCCATTTTAATTGCTTCAAATCTATTACCTTTTAACCCCAATCTACTCAACTGAGCTTCCACATGATTTTTCCTGTCAACCCTTTCTTTTAAATTAATGTAATAAATTGGATAGGTGTACCACATTATAACAAATAGAATATTATTATTTTTAAATTTTTATTTATTTTATTATTCCTCCTAAACCTATTCTTGCAGAAGTAGTAGCTCTAGGTTTAATTTTGTTCACTATTGCATATTCGGCAGAAAATAAAGGAACTTGTTTTTTAGGCAAATAGGTATCATATGAAAATCGAACCGATCTCTTTTTCTCTTCTTTTGTAGGGTAATATGGAATATCGGTCCAGTCGGAAGCTTCTTGTTGACTAAAAATTTTGTCTTTTGGATTAGGTTTAATAATTTTATCCATTGGATGGCGGAGATCATATTTATAAAAATGATCAGCTATCTTATTTATTGTTTTAAAGTTTTTTATATTTATATAAAAAATTCTTTTATTACTAGTTATAAATATATTATCAATCGGATTAGATGATTCTATATCAATAGAAAAATCCATTTCTGACAAACAAGACATGTTAAGATTATTAATATTTTTTCCCAAATTAATCTGTTCTCCAGGATTGATTATTCTTTGAACTCCATCAAATAAGTGTAAAATTTCCGGACTCCCTATTTTATAAAACTGGTTTCTATCAATTTGTAATCTTGCTTCTAAACATCTAGTTTGCATAATTGAATCTTCCATTCCCCATCCCCAAAGAGTAGGAAACCCTAACGTTTCTTCAAAATCACTTCCATTAATAGAAAATATGCCTCCTAAGGAATGATCAAACCCATAAAAATGTCTAACTATACCTAACTTTGTTTTGTAATCTAATATTTTATCAAAAGGTAATGTATCAATATCATGAAACACAAATGTAATATTTTTATAATGATCAGGATACATTTCTTTTATTGCCAAAAATCCAATATTCTTTAATGCTCCTCTATTAAAAGGTCTTTTATCATCTTGATGGGAAAAAAAAATTTGGTAATTTTCATTTTCTAAAATATACTCCATATGTTTGCAAAAAAAAAATTTTTGGGTTTTCCGATCACGATAAGGAATTATAAAAACTATCTCGGGAATACTCATGTTTAAATTATAGAATAAATTTTTAAATTTAAAACTATTATTTAATATTATATTTTTCAATCAATACTTTTGGAATTAAATTATTTTTAATATTATCCAATTTTTTAAAACACTTATTAATTGTAACCTCACTTATTTCACTAATTGATTTTACATCTTTTTTCTCTACATTAATGTTACACTTTGTAGCTATAAAATAAATTATTCCTGCTGCTATTGAATGAGGTGTGTTTTCTGGCATTAGATTTTGTTTTTCTATTTTAATAGCGATAAATTTACATAATTGAATCAATTCATATTTAAATCCTAACTTTGTGCAGTATCTTTCTATAAAACATTCTGGCTTTGTTTGGCCTAAATTTGTTTTTTCAGATTGATCCATATCTTTTTCTAAAATATTAATTATTGTTTGTGCATTTTTACAACCATTTGTTGCACTTGCTATATCCAAATGAAATATAGATGCCAACTCTTTTGCAGTTCGTGGATAATTATTCTTCCTACAAGCTATGTAAATTGAAGCTGCAAGCAATCCTTCCTTATTGTCTGAGCGAAAATTCTGCTTATATTCACCAATTCTTTTGTGATAATGGATTGCATCATCTATTATAAGTTTTGGAATTCCACTATTTTGTGCCATCAAGGTAATTCTTTGGAAATCATCGTAAATTGTTTTTTCTTTGTAAGGCATCGATTGCCACTCTGTATACCTACGAATTTTTCTCATTTCAAAACTAGATTTTCCCACACCAATTACTTTACATCCATAGGAACTTTCCTGAAGATATGGATTTATGGGCATCCCACATCTCGTTGGATCTCCAGACTGATTATCATCAGCCCCATAAAAACGCCACTCAGGAGTGTAATCTATAAGATCTTTATAGATAATTCCACATTGATTATTTGTACATGTTAAAAAACCTTCCTCAGAAAAGGCTAACGATGCTTTACAATTTTCACAATATTCCCTGTCACCAACATTCCTATATACACATTCTAAAGGTTGTTTTTTATAACACTCTTCTTCAAATTGATTCCACAAATCTGCTTTATTTTGCAATGATTTTTTTCGTATTTTTTTCGTTTTTTCTGATTTACTCATTAATCAATTGTATAAAATTTTATTTATAAAAAAAACTTTCAATTTTATTTTATTATCAGTGATTATATAATGGGAAACTTTATTTCCAAAAATAGTGATATTGATGATTTAAATTTTATTGTTAGCTATTATATATTTAGTTTATCTTGGAGAAATTTAAATAAATTAATGAGTAAAAAATATTGTGAAAAATTAATATCTATCTTAACTAAAGTTTTATCCAAATATTATGAAATCAGGAGTATACCTGCCCATTCATTAGCTGTATTATTTACAAAAATTGCTCATTTGTTCGCTTGTATTCTCTTAAATGTGAATCCTGTTCTGGTAAAAGATCCATCCTCCAATATTTTGTTTTCAAGTATTAAAATACCTACTAATCCAAATATCGATATTTTGCCAAATTGTGATATAAAAAGTCCAATCCTTACTTATATTCGCGATCAAATAAAAGATTTAGATTTATTATACCATTCAGATTCTACCAACGATGAAATAAAAAAACAAATTAACAACATTTATGTTTCTGATTTAGACTTGTTTAATAAAAGTCTAGGGAACGAAAATTCTTTAGATACCTTCACTGATTCATTTGATAGTTTTATTCATCATGCTGAAAAACCTATTGAAATAAATAAGTTAAGCATGATAGGTTTATATGGTTCCACAATTATTACTTTTTTTCAAAAAAATAAAGAAACCCAATTAAAACTTATTTCTTATTTAGATATATTATTCTCCCTAAAAGACGAAAAAATTTCAATAAATGATAGTTTAAATACGGAAATGTTAAACACCTTAAATAATGAAATACGAACTCTGGTTCTTACACAAAATATAGATTGTGAAGAATTTATTGATACTACAAATAAAATTTATGAGGCTTTAGTTGAACAAAAAATATTTGAAATATCCAGTTTGGAAATTGAATTATTATTGAAAGAAAAAGATAAACTTTATGCGGAAATATTTTAATTTATAAAAACTTTTTAAATATAACAATGCTAATAATCTATTTACCCGATGAAATAATTATCAATATTTTATCCTTTTTACAACATAAATTTATAAATTACAAATATAATAAAAAATGTATTTGCCGTACTCAATCCAATAGAATGTGCAAAGTGAAAACAAGCCACTTATTTTGCCATTTTCATAGAGACATGGGTTTGGCCTACAAGCTTAGTTTTTCTCAAAATTTAATAAATCATAAATGTTTATCATGCAATAAGACTTGTATCAATAGTAATAATTATTGTAGTGTAAAATGCAAATCCGTTTGTTCAAAAAATTGCCTTAATAAAAAAATATTGTACAAAACAACGGGAAGCTAAGTTATTTTCTATTTAATAATTAATGATAATTCAATGCAAGAATGAATAGTATCAATTATAGAAAAATTATTTTCTTCTTTTAATACAAATGAGTAATTGTAGTTTATACAATGGACAAAACCTAGACGGAACGGGGAATGCGTATACAAATCCCTATGGTTTAATACAAAATGCAGGAAAAAAGAGAAGGACTCAAAGAAGACTAAAAACATCTAAAAGAAAACGAAAATCAAGAAAAAACAAAACCAAATGTAGAAAGGGTGGACTAATTAAAATGGCCTATAGATATTTCAATATTTATTAAATAAACTATTATAATTTATTTAATAAATTAATTTACTTTCTTAGTGTCTTCCAGCGGCTCTTCCTGCAGCAGCAGACATGGAAGCGGCTCTTCCTGCAGCAGCTGCAGCATGGGCAGCACGGGCCGCGGCAGCTGAGGCTGCTCTTCCAGCAGAAGCAGCTCTAGATGCTGAAGCGGATCTTGCTGCTCTGGCAGCTTTGGAAGCTGCTTTAGAGGCGGCTCTGGATGCAGATCTAGCGGCTGCGGCTGCTCTTGAAGCTGAACGTGCAGCTGCTCTTTTCATAGATCTACTTCTGGCCATGTGGTGGTGGTGATAGTGGTGTCTGCGACGAGTTCCTCCGTGGTGACTACTTGACATGTGGTGATCGTGTCGGCGACGAGATCCTCCGTGGTGACTTCTACTTCTTCGGTGGGTATATGCCATTTCTATATATTAACTAAACAAAAAAATTATATTTTCCTAAAATTACCAAATAGTATCGGTATTTGACCAGTACATTTGATCTCCCTTCTTAATATTATACATACTTTGAAAGATTTTCAACCTACTCAGTGGGCAATTTGTCCTATACTTGTCCATTGGATGAGGATTTATTTTTAATTGACTTTTTATTGCTTCATCATATATTTTTTGTCGATTTGCAATAGCTATATAAGTGAAAAAGGCCTCAAATGAAATATAACTTATAGGATTAATATCATTATTTTTTACTTGGAAGTCCCTTAAATATTCAGTACAAATGGCTAATCCAGAAATATCAGCCAAATTTTCTCCAGTACTTAACGACGCATCCATAACAATTCCATCATAACTTGCAAATTTTTCATATTGATCTATTACATTCTTAACTTTTTTCTTAAAAACACGTCTATCTTTTTTTGTCCACCAATTTCTCAAGTTTCCATTATAATCAAATTTACTACCCATGTCATCCAAACTATGACTCATCTCATGTCCCAATGTATATCCTATATGGCAAAGATTATACTCAATACCTCTTTCATTTAAATCTACAAAAGGCTTTTGTAAATACCCTAAAGGTACGTAAATTTTGTTTTCAACAGGTGTATAATAAGCATTAACCACATAAGCCTGAGAACCCGCCAATTTGAACAAATTCCAATCAACCACCGGAAAGTCAATCACTGGTTTTCCTTCTAAACTAATTAATTTATTTAGTCTCCAATTGGTTATTTTCTCCATATTCTTCCAACAATCCTTTGGATCATAGGTAAGATTTGGATCATTAATCATCACCGGTGGCTTTCCTATAACTAATTTTATTTTTTCTAATTTTAACAATGCATATTTTTTAGTTGATGGAGAAAGCCATGTATTTCTTTTTATTATTCGTTTATAAACTTGCAATAGGTCAATTCCCAGATTCTGGACGTAGTTAATGACTTCCGGCTTGTTGTTGGCGGCTACATATTCCTTAGTTAAAAATGTATTAAATGCAATAGATAATCCAAAAATAGGGTAAATTTCCTTTGGGAAAATAACCTGTTGTCCAGAAACAAACTTTCCAAAAAAATTAAAATATATGGGTCTATATTTTTCATCAAATCGAATAATTTGTTTTACAATTATGTATGCGTAATAGGTAACCCATTCTTTACTTTTCCAGTTTTTTTCTAATTCTTTCATTATACAAGTTTCATAATTTAAGCTTGTACTAATGTAAAAAGATGGAACACTTCTAAATCCTAATTTAGTTGAAAATTCTTTCCAATTGAGCCCATATTTTTCAGACTCATTCGATAACACCTTATTATAATACTCTTTCGAATCCTTCTTCACTCTTGTACATCCCATTGCTATTAGTAAACGATATTCAATTTCCCAAACATCCTCTGCTTTATAATTATGATTTTTACCAAAACCAACTTCCAAAACCTGGTTAATAAATTGTAAATATCTTTGTTTGAATAATTTTTTATATTTTTTTGTATTTTGGTCATCTTTGGTATTTTCAATGTACAATTCATAATCATAGATAGACAATTGAGGTGGGGTTATTTTTGAACGATATATTTTGGAATTTTTATCATCGGGTTCCATCGACCAGACAATTGGAGATTGCCAACTAAATATCTCGTTTGAATTTAAAAATGCCAACATATCCACTAATGTTCCTGTTTTGGTTAGTTGATTCAATTTTTCTATTACCAAAACAATATTCTGTTTAATAAATCTCTCATTATCGGCTCTTAAAAAGGATTTATAGAGCGAATCTAAATTTTGTGCTGTATCATTGGAATTATTTTTAATATATAGTTTTACCAGATCAATTAGTTCATAGTATACTTTTTCCTGTACTAACCTGAAGCTATCAATCTGTGAATAAAATTTCTTCGCTTGTGTACGTGCAATTTCGTCTTGTTTACTCAACCATGAATAATTAATGTAAGAATAGAAATCAGATTGGGGTGTTATTTTAGAAGGTGCGTAAGGAGTATTAAATATTTTCAAAACCTCTTTACTAACTGGATTAGAAACATCATGTGTTTTTTCAAATTCGTTTTCGAAAGATTTATATGTTGCGACACTACATTTAATATTTTTTTTTGTTTTATGAATATTCTTAAATATATGTTTTCTCGTTTTTTCCTTCATATAGATTAATATATTCTAATATTTTAATTAAAATTCCCAGAAGGAATGTAGTTATGTATAGGTTTGTAATTTTTGGTGTTTTTTTCCTTCTTTACTTCAATGTTAGATATTAACATGGGAGGTAAATTTGAATCATTTTCTTTTACATCCTCTATTGTGTCTCCAAATTCATTTATAGTTTGTCCCGTTTGTTTCTTGTATTCATTTCGTATATAAGACGGGATCCAATGGTTCCAATTAATAAATATAGTATTCGGATGGTAATATTGTACTTGAAAATGATTTTCTTTTAATTTATTAATTATATATGCAATACACCCGGCATTATCATATTTAGGTATTCCTATCATTATTTCTGGCACCACGTACCAACAATTATTTGTCGTATTACGTTGCTTAGACGTCAGCTTGATTCTGGCATGGACTCGATTTAATATTTTTTGGTATAAATGTAAAGTATTTATATCTCTTGATTTTTTTGATTCATACAAATCATCTATATTTATCTTTTCACTAAAGTCATCGAATTTATCTAGAGTAAAAACATTTTCCATTATTTTTATAATAGAATAAAATTAATGAAAGTTTCATATACTGAGGTTTATTCTGAAGGTGCATATCCCTAGAATTGGCTTATCCAATACAATTTAGAGATAAAGGTATAAACCTTCTCATATCGTTAGACTTTAACCGGACAACAGAATTTTTTATAATTACTGCTTTTAGGAATAGGCATATGCTATTATAAATTGAAACTTCTGTTATATCAAATCTTAGAGAAATATTTATTATTTAGAACACAAAAACTAGGGAGATGAAGAGCAGAAAGCTCGCTACCTTTTCTATGGTTTAGGGATATCAAATTTTATTTATGAAAAATCTAAAAGAAGATGGTTATTGGTATTTAATGGGCCAGTTATGTGCCCTGGTTTAGAGAAATGGTTGGGAGAAGAATTATAAAGAGTATATCAAAGTTAAGTTGATTATAAATTATTAACTAGTCAAATAAAGGCTCGTGAACTTTGGATTTGAATATTAAATTCTCAAATTGAAACAGGAACCCAAATTGGCTATATAAAGAAAATGCCAATATAGGGAAAGCCATCTAAAAAAAAATTTAGGAAAATAAGAAGTTAAACCTTTGTTTTGAAATAATGGAATATATAGTAAGGAACAAGAATCAGCGGTTTGCAATTTAGCATCTTTAGGATTTCCAAGTTTTGTGGATACTAAAAGAAAAATATTTGATTTTTAAAAATTACTTAAAGTTACAAAAAAGTATTTAATAACTTAATTCATGTAATTGATATTAATTTTTATCCAACAGAAAAAAAGAAGCTGAGTAATTTTTTTCACCTCTGCCAATTAGAATAGGAGTTTAAGGTTTAGCTCATGATTATTTTTTATTTAAAAAAATAAAGAATTAACATTGGAAAATGTTTTAACATATTTTAACAATGATTATATATAAATTTAAAAAATAAGAATATTACATTTAAAGATAAAAAATATTACATTCATTCAAATATACCTATATTCCCAAGCAAAAGGTATAGAATTATCGTATAATAATTCTAATTCGTTCAACTCGTCTATGGTATTTACCCCCTTGATTCTAAAGTTATAATTTTTATTTATAAGATAATATTCAATTTTTATTTTTTCTTTGTTCAATATTTCTATTAAATCCGTCAAATAAAATTCTTTTTGTGCATTATTATTTGATATTTTATCTATATTTTCTATTATATTTTTAACTTGGAAAAAATATATTCCTGAGTTTACCTTATTAACTTCCAATTCTTTGGGAAGACAATCCCTATGCTCTTTAATACAAAAACTATTATCATATGAATTAATTATAATTCTCCCATATCCAAAGGGGTTTTCTACTTCTGCAATTAAAACAGAATTATTACCTTTTGATATAAATGGTAAAATTAATTCTTTATTAATTAATGGAACATCCCCATTTAGTATCAACATTTGATGTTTTGGGTTTAATTTAATACTACTAACAACACATTTAATTGCATCCCCTGTACCCAAAGGTTCAGGTTGTCTAACAAATTCGATATCCGAATAATTTTCTAATGATTTTTTTATTTGTGTTTCATTTTGGCCCACTACCACTATAATTTTAAATGGCTTTAATAACCTTGCCTGGTTAATTATTCTAATTAACATTGGTTTTCCTTTAAATGGAATTAAAGACTTGGGAATAGAAGAATTCATTCTTTTACCTTCGCCACCTGCCAAAATTGTTACAATTAAATTACTCATTATAATTAATAAATATTTAAATTTATTTTTATTAATTAGATATTCTTATTCTACACTTACAACCTTAGCCAAGTTTTTTGGTTTATCTGGATTTATTCCTTTTAAAATAGATAATTTATAAGCTAAAATTTGAATTGGAAAAAGTGCTAAAATCCATGATAAATGATCCAAACTAGGCACTTTTATAATTTTTGTTTTTTCTTCACTATGGATATTTTCTATTTTATTTGTTATTAATAAGACCGGGGATCCTCTACTTTTAATTTCATAGTAAGCATTTATTGTTTTATTATAATATTCTTGATCGCAATTAATTATTATCACTGGCATATCTTCTGATAATAATGCAAAGGGTCCGTGTTTTAAGGCACTGGAAGAATAGGCTTCACTATGAATATAAGTTATTTCTTTTATTTTAAGAGAACCTTCTTTCGCAGTTATTAATGAAAACCCTTTACCTAACAAAAATATAGAATTACATTTTCGAAATAAAGAAATTACTGATTCATCTATCACAGAGTTTAAATTCTTTAAATAATTAAACGCTACAGATTTAAAGTTAGTTAAACTTTCAATCAAACATTTTCTTTGTATATAATAATTTTCTTGTAATTGCATTACAAATCCTATTAATAAATTTAAACATACACATTGGCTTGTAAATGCTTTAGTTGAAGCAACTGCAAATTCCTGACCAGAATTTATATATATTCCACAATCTGTTTCTCGAGCGAGTAAGGAATCAACAACATTTATTATCCCAACCAGCAAAACTTTACTTGAATGATTTTTACATATTTGTACACATCTAATTAAATCTGCTGTTTCTCCAGACTGGCTTATTAATACACAACAAGTTTTTCCAGTTAATGGTAAATCAAATTCATTAAACTCCGCTCCATCAATTACTTGTGAAGTTTTAAATAATCTATTTTTTTTACATAATAAATTAGCAAAACATCCTGAATGAAAAGATGTACCACATCCTAAAAAAATAATATTATCACAATATTTAAAAAAACTTTCATAATTTTCAATTCCTCCTAATTTAAATTCATTATTTAATTTAAATCTGCCTCCATTATTTAATGCATTTCCTATACACTCTGGTTGTTGGTAAATTTCTTTAATAGTAAAATGAGGATATGGGTATGGTGAATTTATAGATTTTTCGATACAAGTTCGATTACACTTCACTAAATCATTTTTTGTTATAATATTAATTTCATTTTCTAATTTAACAATAACAGCCAAACTATTATTATTAACTTCGTAATATTCATTATTACTAATAGAAAATGCTGATGATTCAGATGATATTTCAATTTTAGATTGAGACTTATTAATAACTATGGGACTTCCTCTTTTTATGATAAATAGACTATTAGGATCATATACAGAGATAATTAATAATCCAAAAGTTCCTTTTAGTTCGTGAATTGTATTATTAATACTTAATTCTACATTATTCGATAAACTATAGTTATAGTCTATTAAATTTACAATTACTTCTGAATCTGTATCAGAATAAAATTTATAATCATTATTTTTTAATTTAGTTTTTATAGCTTCAAAATTTTCAATTATTCCATTATGAACAAGACAAAACTTCCCAGATTGGCTTGTAAAAGGGTGCGAATTTTTTTGACAAATAGCTCCATGTGTTGCCCAGCGATTATGACCTATTCCAATAAAACTTTTTTCTCCGATTTTATTTTCCTCCAGTAAATCAAAACAACATTTTTCTTTATCGGAAGAAAATTTTTGTGTAATTATGTTATTTTTACTTAAAATACTTATTCCAGCCGAATCATATCCTCTATTTTGTAACTTTTTTAATCCGTTAAGTATTTCTAAATAACAATCTTTTTTTTCTAAACATAACAATCCATAGATTCCACACATAACATATATTGATATATTTTATAATAGATAAATAAAAAGGCCAATTTGAATAGGAAAAATCATTAATTTAATCACTATTAATAAACGCATATGAAATCTCTCTAAATATTAACCAATTTATACATTACTATATATTTATTAGAAAAAAAAAAAAATTCTATTTTTCGTTTTTAAATGAATTATAGTGTAATTTATTTATTTAATTATTTTTTAGATAAGCTCTATTAAAATATAATGAAAAATGATAAACATAAATACTATATAAGACCAATCCTATTTCGCTTCCATATTTATTTTGTTTACAATTTTCTTCCTTTAAAGCAATAATTATGCCTATTACCCCCAGAATGAATTGTGATATTTGAGTTATTGTAATTAATTTTTTATGGTTAGATAGAAAACCCTTGGGGTAAGCAAAATACCAATACATTGGAATATGAACTAAACAATTCATAGAAACTGGAAAATATATTCCTGGACTAATATATTCCTCTATATTGGAATAAACAAATATAGCCGTTGTAATATGGTGAGAATAATGTAACATTGAAATTTTATTACCAGATAAATGTATAAATAAACTATCTCCCCATTCAATGTATTTGGAGAAATAAAAAGTATAAACGGAAGTTTCTAATATAAAATTTTTTTCATAGGGTTTACATGCTAATTCGGTAATTGAACTGAACTTTCCCTGAGTATAGGTTCCATAAGTAATTCCAATAAACATTATAGCCGACAACACAGACATTCCTATGTTGTGTAATTTTCGGTAATACTTCATGGATAATGAATTAGGAATAGGAGGAATAAATTTAAATGATTCAACAAATAAATAATATAATAAAAAACTTGATAAATTAATGTTCATAATATATATATATATAAATTTATAATTAAAAATAAAAATTTTAAATCCTATTAATAATAAATTTTATTTTTAATTATTATTTATATAAAAATAAAATAAATATAATTTTATATAATAAAGGAAAAAAAATGGTAATTAAAAACCTTGTTTTATCTGGTGGCGCTGCAATTGGATTTAGTTATTTTGGAGCCCTGCGTCATTTAATTGAAAAATCATATTTAGATTTAAATCAGTTAGACAATATATATTGCACATCCGTTGGGTCAATAATAGGTGTAAGTCTATTATTAAAGTACGATCTATCTATACTTGAAGATTATTTTATTAATAGACCATGGCATGAATTATTTAAAATTTCACCTATGAAAATAATTGAAACCTATCAAACCAAAGGTCTATTTGGCCAATTTCATATTGTCGAATTCCTTAAACCATTGGTAAAGGGAAAAAATTTAGAAGTTGATATTACATTAAAAGAGTTGTATGAATTCTCAAATACTAACCTTTACATTAATTGTGTTGAAATAAACGATGAACATGGACTTAACCCACTTACGCTAAGTTGGCAGACTCATCCAGATTTAAAGGTAAGCGAAGCCATACAAATGACAAGTTGTATTCCCTTACTTATCCAACCTTTAATATTAAATAATAAATATATCATTGATGGTGGTTTCCTAACAAACTATAATTCTCTAGAATGTTTACATAAAAACACAGACGATGAAAGCTTCGGCTTACGTTATGAAATAATTAATCAATTACCACAAGAGTCAACCCTTATTGATAATGACCAAATCAATATTTTTCATTTTTTGGCTATGTGCCACTTTAAAATTAATCAATTTATAAAAAAACATATTGACGAACCACATTTAAAAAATGAAATTATAATTCGTGTGGATACAAGTCCGTTAGATACAACATTATTGAAAACTATTATGTCCAATAAAGAGGTTAGGAAAGAATGGATGGAAAAAGGGAAATTAGCAGCTATTGAATATTTAGATAGCCGTGTTTAAGAATTGTTCTAAATTATCTTTGGAAGGTTTTGCATCAAATTCAATCACTTGATTATCTTTTAATAATTTAATTGTTGGATACCCTTCTATTTTATACTTGTTAAGCATTTCTTCATTACCTGCCGATTCTTCTGTACAATTGTGTTCAGAAATAATAATTGTATAACCATTTATTTCTCGTCCTTGATATTGTTCTTTTATTTGATCCCATTCCGGTTTCGCTGTCTTACAATGGGGGCACCAGTCAACATAAAATAAAATTAATTCAGCATTTTTAAGTTCACCTTCTTTATATCGACGATTGGCCACATATTCATCGGCTTTAACGTTTTTAGAGGACAAATAATAGGAATATGCAAAATAAGATACCAATAACAAAACAAACACCGAAATGACGTATAATAAATAGGTAGTATTCACGTTTTCTAGCATTATATAATTTAACTAAAGTTAATTTTTTTGTTAAACGAATTCTATTTTCTCTTTATTATATAATGGTAAAAACAAGAAAATGTAAAAATATTTATAATAAAGAAGACTTTTTAAGTAGTGATGGAATGATCACTTCAATATGGGGACCTCCATTATGGCATTATTTACATACAATTAGCTTTAATTACCCAGTTAATCCAACTAGTTTACAAAAAAATTATTATAAAGAATTTATAATGTTATTAAAATATACTTTACCATGTAAACACTGCAGGGATAATTTAAAAAATAATTTAAAACAATTACCATTAACTCCCAAAGTTCTTGAAAATAGACATAATTTTTCCGTTTACATGTATGAACTCCACGAATTGGTCAATAAAATGTTAGGTAAAAAGTCAAACTTGACTTATGATCAAGTTCGGAATCGATATGAACATTTCCGAGCTCGATGTGACAAAACTAAATTAAAAAAAACAAAAAAGCGTGCGAAAGAAAATGGTTGTGTTCATCCATTATATGGAAAAAAGAAAAATAAATGCGTTCTTAAGATTGTCGATAAAAAATCCAAATCTACATCATTTGGATAATTACCACAAAATATGGATACTTAGATTGTTAGGAGAATATTTATTCTTTTTCCAGTCTCCTTTAATATTTCTTGATCTTGTCAAATAATTTTTCCTACGAGATTTATCTTTGTGTTTTGTATAATCTTCATATCCTAATTGTCCAAAATGAACCCACTTTTGGTTTTTAGGATCCCACACCATGTATTTTTTCTCTTTTTTTGTTGAAGGGTAAATTTTGGCAGTTTTACCTAAATATTTATGTGCCATTCTTTGAACTTGTTCTGGATTGGAATATTTACGCAATTTACGAGAGAATTTTCTTTTGGGGGTTTGATTTTTCATCTATATATTGTTGATATATAAATTAAAACTAGCAACCTGGAGCTGATACACAAGACTCACCAACGTTAGGCACACAATTCGCACATTCTTGTATTTTACCATTGTAAATGTGATAATTATTTTGGCAATTTGGATATTTTACATCTTCACAATTATTAATGGGAGCTTGAGTATCAATAATGACAATTGCAGTTTTATCCATTAATATAAGATTATAAAAAATATTATTGTTTATAATATTTAATTAGTTAATTAACTATTTCCGTTCCAGCAATAGCCCCCACTTACATAACATGGACATAGTACAGGTGACGCAGCCCCAACTCCACCATCTGGATTAACACATGCTGAACAATAATTTGTACATTCACTAGTTGATTTAGTTCTACATTCATAAGTATAATTACCAGTACTACAAGTAGTATCATTACCCGCACTTTGTGATCCAGAAGACGACTGAGCAGTAATAGTTGTACCTTTATCATCCAAAGATATATTTGAAAAACCATTTTCTCTTAAAACTTTAACAATTTTATTCGCATCGTCCCTGTTTTTGATTACCCAAACAAATGTTGAAAGGTTTAATGATTGAAGAACACTTTTCTTTAGAGCTGGTGGTAACGCCCCGGCGACTTTGTCTAAGGAACATTTAGAAGCTTGATTTCCTAGATTTGACATTAAATTTTACACAAATAATTTATTGTTAACAAAAATAATAAATTAGTTTAATTATTATTAGGACATCTTTGGCAACCCATCTCTACATGGATCAGTCCCTCCAACCCATTTACATTGAAAACATGTTCTATTACGACGACGAGTCTTAGATATATAATGCTTGCTACAAATTGCTTGACTAGCTGCATAATTTCCACATTTCAAACCTTTCACACTAGCTTTGCATCCTAATGTTCCTATATCATTACTAGCATTAATTGTTCCCGATGATGACTGCGCAGTAATACTTGTTCCCTTTGAATCGATACTAATATTAGAAAATCCTTGTTATTCTAAAAATGTTAATAATTGTTTTGCTTGTTCTTTAGTTTTTATTACAAATACATAGGTGGATATATTTATAGATTGAGAAATTTTGGTTTTTAATGATTCTGGTAATGCATCTTGAATTTTTTTTAGTCCGCAATTTGCTGCGTTACTACATAATTTTGACATTATATATATTTATACTAGTAATTTATTGTTTAAAAATAATAATTATAACGTAATCATATGTTCTTTTTGTTCTTTTACAAAATTATACAACGTTTCATTGTATATAAATTTTACTATTTTCAAATCAACGATTAATACCTCCAAAACTCCTTCAATTTGATTACATCTAATTTTTACAGATTCCATATACATACTTATTAAAATAAATTATTACATTCCAAATGTAGAAAAGTCACTCAATACAGGTTGAGGTAAATAAGGAGCGCTCCCAGCATTAAAATTAGGTACTTTCTTACAATCAAATGCCGGTTCGGGGCATCTTGCACAAGGAGGGCATGGTGGAATATCATCCAAATCCTTTCCACCGGGACATTTTAGGATAGGATCGGGGCATTTAGGACATACAGGGGGAACTACCTCGGATTTTAATATGTATAAATCTTCATCGCCATCTGGTATTTGAGATCTAGGTATTCCATTTGGAAGGGAGTTTACATAAGCATTCGAATCATATGTATTTCCAGTGATTGAACTCCCATTAGGACCTTGAGCCGCATAAGCTGAATTTCCATCCGGTCCTGTAACAGCAGCTGCTTGTCCACCTGCGGGACCTTGTGCATAAGCGGCTTGTCCCCCATCCGGCCCTGTGGCTGAAGTGTATTGGCCTCCAGCTGGTCCATCATATGTATTAACATCAACATTGTCATACTCATTACTGGGCTGGTCTTGACTTGATTGTGTATAAACCACTTTATTTCCATCCGGACCAATGATTTGAACAGCCATTTCACCATCATCTGTTTTAATCATTTTTGCCGATCCCCCATTAGGGCCATAATATTTTTTTGTTTCAATATCATTATCATTATCATCGTCATCTGGGTTGTCAATGTAATAAATATCTGTATGACCATCATTAGATGTAACTACAATAGTATCCTCGTTATTGGTTTTAATTACCCTAGCGGTACCACCATTTGGTCCATAGTATATTAAAGGATAAGCAGTGCCATTATAGTGAGAATAGTTATCATAATTATTTGATAAGGAAGTGTTTACATAGGTATTCCCGTTAGGACTAGTATATGTAGTTCCTTTTTGGCCATTATTACCACTATAAGATGTTACCTGCCCACCTTGAGGACCAGTATAACTTTGAGGTGTCCCTCCAAAATAAGAATTTAAAGCATCCATCATTGTATTATATGTTGAATCAGAAGAACTATAGTCATTATCGGAAGATGATGTCATTCCTTCTTTGTTAGAAAATGAACAAATAAAAATAAATATTAATAAAATTACTATAAATGCTATCAAATAATTCCAATTCATATTTTATATATTGAAAATATATTTTATTTTAAATATTATTTAAAATTGAAGATTTTTATGGTTTTGTGGTTATTTTAGGTATAATATGAAGACTTGCTATTCAGAGGATAAAGATCATCATGATATTGGTGTTGATGAAGCTGGGAGAGGCCCCCTATTTGGAAGAGTCTATAGTGCGGCTGTTATTTTACCCAAAGAAAACTTCCATCACGAATGGATGAAAGATAGTAAACTTATAAAATCCGAAAAAAAAATGAATGAATTAGCTTCTTATATTAAAGAAAATGCAATTAATTGGTCCATTCATTATGCTACTGAATCTGAAATTGATGATTTGAATATATTGCAAGCTACCCAAAAATGTATGAAAGAGTGCATACAAGATATTTTAGATTCTCCTAAAAGTTCTACTCTTAAAATCAATTTACTTATAGATGGCAACTATTTCAAGCCTGGAAATCTCATGTTAAAATACAGACAATTAAAAGAAATTGCATGTATTAAAGGAGGAGATCATTCCTATTCAAGCATAGCAGCAGCTTCTATTTTAGCAAAACAAGCTAGAGATGATTATATAAAAATATTATGCGAAGAAAATCCAGATCTTATTCAAAAATACAATTTAGCAAAAAACAAAGGATATGGTGCTAAAGCCCATTTAGATGGGATAAATGAGCATGGTATCACCATATGGCATCGAAAAAGTTTCGCACCCTGCAAAAATAAAAAATCTATATAAAAAAAAATAGTCTTTCTTTACAATGGATACAATTGAATTATCTCTCTTTTTTTCCATTTTTATACAGATAATAACAATTGTATTAAATATCTTTAGTATATTTATTACTACTGCAAAACCTATATTAAATAAATTATTATCCCTAGAACTACTAGTTCAATTTATCGAAGGCTCTTTTTATTTATATTGGTACCATAATTTTAAGGTCATTAAAGATATAACTCCTTTTCGGTATGTAGATTGGGCCATATCTACCCCTGCAATGTTAATAACTTTGATTTTATATATTTCAAATCCTAATAAAAAATCCAATGTGTCATGGCTATCTTTATTATCCAAAGACATTTCCTGGATACCCATTGTTTTAATATTAAATTGGCTTATGTTATATTTAGGGTACCTAGGTGAAATAAACATTATTTCTGTTCCAATGGCAGTATTATTAGGTTTTATTCCATTTGTTATTTATTTTTCTATTATTTATTTTTTTTACGTAAAAGAATACAATACTGGTTATAACCTTTTTTACTATTTTTTATTTTTTTGGTCATTATACGGATTTGCAGCTCTCTTACCTTATAATACTAAAAATTCCATATACAATATTCTTGACCTATTTTCAAAAAATTTTTTCGTAGTTTATTTGTTTTATCAAACGTTTTTTTAACAAATTTTTATGCTGAACACATTTCACAAATACCCTCGTTTTTATCATTAGGATCTATCGTAAATTGTTGAGCAGAATGCCGAGCTTTTCTTCTCAAATAATAAATTCCTGTTTTCAACCCTTTTTGCCATGAATAAAAGTGCATAGAGGTTAATTTATTATAGCTGGGATCTTCCATCCACAAATTCATACTCTGACTTTGACATATAAATGCTCCTCTATCGGCTGCCATATCAATAATATGTTTCATTGGCATTTCCCAAACAATTTTATATTTTTCTCTTAATTGTTCCGGTAAAAAAGTTAGTTGTTGTATACTACCTCGGTTGGCAATTATGTTTTGCTTTATTTTTTCATTCCAATGCCCCAACTCAGTAAGTTCTTTCATCAAATATTTATTCACTACCATAAATTCACCAACTAATGTACGTCGGCTATAAATATTGCTCGTTATAGGTTCAAAACATTCATTAAATCCTAGAATTTGGGAAGTACTTGCAGTAGGCATAGGTGCCACTAATAAAGAATTTCTCAAGCCATATTCATCGATCTGCATCTTCAATTTTCCCCAATTATAACGTTCGCTTGGTTCTACGTTCCATAAATCAAATTGAAGTTTTCCTTCGGATGCAGGACTTCCTTCATAACTCTTATAGGAACCACATAATTTCATTTTTTCATCCCGCACAGAGATTGGGAGAATATCGAATTCAGTACTTCCATCTAGCAATGCGAACCGGTCGTTATTTGATAAACAGCTATAAACCATTTCATACCTTTCCCTAGCTAATTCACAGCTCTTTTCTACTGCCGCATGATAAATTGTTTCAAATATTAATTTATTAACTTCTTTAGCTTGTTCCGAATGAAAGGCAATATCCATTTTAAAAAATACATCTGCTAGTCCCTGAACTCCTAATCCAATTGGCCTATGTCTGAGATTGCTTGCTCTACTTTTTGATGTTGGATAAAAATTAATATCAATAACTCGGTTTAAATTATTTACAATTACTTTAGTCACTTTGTGAAGCTTTTCGTAATTAAATTGTTTATTTTCAACGAAAGTAGGTAACCCTATCGATGCAAGATTACAAACTGCTGTTTCATTGGAATCAGAATATTCGATTATTTCACAACACAAATTGGAACTACGAATTGTTCCCAAGTTTTGTTGATTACTTTTTCTATTAGCATGATCTTTATATAATAAGTAAGGAGTACCAGTTTCCATTTGTGAATCCAATATTTTATACCAAAGATCTCTAGCTTTCACTGATTTACGATATTTTTTTTGTTCTACATATCCATTGTATAAATCATTAAATTTATCCCCATGGCAATTTCCTAAACCTACACATTCATCTGGAGACATTAAATACCAGATTTCATCATCCCTTACCTTTTCCATAAATAAATCATTTACCCAGAGTCCATAAAATAAATCCCTCGCCTTTTGTTCCTCATCACCATGATTTTTTTTTAATTCAAGGAAACTTTCAATATCACAATGCCAGGGTTCCAGGTATATTGCTATTGATCCTGGACGCTTTCCTCCTTGGTTAACAAACCTTGCTGTATCATTGAAGATCTTAAGCATTGGAACCAAACCATTAGATTTCCCATTAGTCCCATTTATATTAGATTGGTTTGCTCTAACATTTGATACATGCAATCCAATACCACCAGAATATTTAGATATAGAAGCGCATTCTTTCAATGTATTAAAAATTCCATCAATACTATCTTCTTCTAGTCCCACTAAAAAGCAAGAACTTAACTGAGGAGATAGGGTTCCGGCATGGAAGAGGGTAGGTGTTGCATGAATAAAATATTTTTGAGACATTAAATTATAAGTTTCAATTACATTTTCATAATTTGATCCATGTAATCCTATAGATACACGCATTATCATATGTTGAGGACGTTCCACGACTAATCCATCTATTCTTTGCAAATAATTTTTCTCCAATGTTTTAAATCCAAAATAATCAAACAAATAATCCCTGCTATAATCCAATTCTTTATCTATATTTTTAAATTCTGGACTTTGTAATATTTTCCATACCTCCTCTGAAACTAAAGGATTTTCCCTTCCATTGGTTTTGTTGAAAAATAACTTTTTAGTTGTTCCATAATAACTCTCTAATGTATTTTTTTGCAAACTAGATATCAATATATGGGAAGCCAAGATTCCATAATCATAATGGGTAGAACTAAGTGATGCGCATTGCTCTGCTGTCAACTCATCTAATTGCGTAGTAGTGATTTTATCATACATTTGTTCTATAACTTTTATAGCAAGGGGAACATAATTAACAGATAAGTTATTTTCATTTCCTATATGTTTAATACGTTTTAAGATTTTATCAAAAGAGACTTCTTCTTGTTCTCCGTTTCTTTTGATAACGTTAATTTCTGTTGCTTCATTACTGACCATTTTATAGTATGAAACTAATAATTTTAAATTGTTTTATTATTATACAAAATATTTATAACTTAGCCAGCCTATATTCATTCCTAAAAATGAAATTCCTGCTCTATATCCAAATCCTTTTAAATAATCTTTCAATTTCCAATGAAAAGGATATTTTGTTTTTCCTGACTGGTACCATGTTTTTAACGTATCCAAGGGCTGTGTGACTACGCTTCCAATCATACCCCCCAAACCTGCTTTATAACTGGTATTTTCACTATCATTGTTAATAAAATGACAAACAGATCCAGCAAAAATAAAATTTCTATTCCAATGAATAGCAAATGCTTTCTTATTATCAATATTTTGGAAAGCCTTGTTCCATGGTCGATTATTGACAATGTTTTGGGTTTTAACCACTTCAATAGGGTAATCAATCATCGTTTGAAAAGACGCAATCATTGCCCCTCCTAACAAAGGAGAAACATTATTTGCCTTGCAATAATTGGTTGTATTCCAATATGCAATTCGCATTGGAAAAGTTCCAATTAATTTAGATCCCACTCCTTTATAAATATCTTTTGGAATTACTTTTTGGGACATTTGAATTTTAGTTTTTACTGCATCTAAGGGATGTGTCGTGGCTACTTCTAATAAAGTTGCGTATAAAGAAGCTTTATAATTAATTAAAGACATAATGTTTTTTAATAAGAAAAAAATTTATTATTACATTTGATAATTAAAATAATATTTTATACAATTTCATTATCACTAGATATTGAACTTTGCTCAGAATTAGAAAACTATTCGGCAAACGTAATTTTTTTACAATAATTATTAATTTCCTTATTTTCATCTTCATTCTGAGTACCATCATAAATTTTAGACAAATCAACTACACTATTTAATTTAATTCCAATTTCATAAAACTCCCATTTTTTGTCTTCATTTTTAAAAATCAATACATTCTTTCGTAATGGGTGAATCTCAAAAAAATAGTCCATTGTTGTTGTGGGAACGAATTTACCTGCAGCATCTTTTACACAATTAATTTTATTTACTATTTCTTCATATTGTTCTTCAAATTCTTCTTTTCCTATTTCAAATGAAAGTACCGGATCTTCAATACTATCAATTAATTTATTATTCATTATATCATTCCAACTATGCATTACTTAATATAACCCATTAATTAAATTTTTTAAAATTAATTTAAAAAAAATTGATATTAATATATATTAATTAAAAATTGTATACATCTCAATAATTATTATGGAAAAAGATAAACAATACTTGCAAGATTTTCTAAATAAAAATCGTTCGAAAAAAGGATATAAAGCTGTTATATCATCGCCATTACGATATGCTGGGGGAAAAACTAAAGCAGTATGTTTATTATTGGAAAATTTACCATTACTAAAAGAAAAAAAAATTATTTCGCCATTCTTTGGTGGCGGATCAGTAGAGTTATGTTTGGCAAACTATCTTGGATTTGAGGTAAAAGGATATGATATATTCGGAATGTTATCTAATTTTTGGAATGTTTTAAAAACGGAAAAGAAGATGTTTATTGAGGAGTTGAAAAAGATGAATGTCAATAAAGAGGACTTTACTAAATATAGACATATTTTATTGGCCTATTGGGAAACTATTAAACCCAATGATTTAATTTACAATACAAAAAACAAGATTGATTTAACTGAAGAAGAACAAATATTATTAATAAATAACCCTGTTTTACAAGCTGTCTACTATTATTATAACATGTCCTTATGTTATGGACCAATGTTTTTAGGATGGCCTAGTTCCCACGAAATAAACCCAGAAAAATTTGAACGTCGCATTCAAAAATTGCAATCTTTTAAAATGAATAATGTATCGGTTGAATGCCTGGGGTTTGAGGTTTCAATTCCTAAACATAATGAGGAATTTTTATTCTTAGATCCGCCCTACTACCTTGGAGAGGACTCTAAAATGTTCAAGGGTATGTATCCCAATTGTAACTTTGCTATTCATCATAATAATTTTGATCATGATAAATTAGCTGATCTCTTAAAAAAACACAAGGGAGGATTCTTATTGACCTATAATAATTGTGCTAAAATAAGGGAATTATATAAAGACTACAAGCATATATTTCCACAATGGCAATATTCATATGGACAAGGTGAGACTAGGATAGGTGATAATAGGAAAGAAACGAATAGTTGTTCAAAAGAAAGTCATGAGATAATAATTATTTGTCCACCAATAATTTAATTTTATCTTCAATATCATTCACCTGTTTTTTTAATTTATTAATTTCATAAGCTGATAATGCTATCATTGCATTATAATTAATCGATTGTTTTTGCTCTCCGTCTTTTTCTCCGTTTACCAAAAATGGAATTATTTCTTGAACTTCATGAGCAATGAAACCAAAATCATCTCTATTTAGTATTTTATTAAAGTATTTATAAGATTTTATATCGTCAATTTTATAATGAGTATTTTCCAATAATTGTAGATTTTCTTTTATTCTATAATCTGAGATAGTAACTACTTGGGATGCGGTTATTTTAGAAGAAATGTTTAAATTAGTATATGGCTCAACCAATTCTATAGTTGTATCTGATATTTCGGATGGTGTCCAATACTGATCTCCCATTGCTCCTGTAGCTCCTACTGGACCAGTTAAACCAGTTGGACCGGTATTACCTATAGTACCTCTTAAACCTTTTGGACCAGTGAACCCTGTGGGACCAGTAAATCCTGTTGGACCGGTATTACCTATAGTACCTCTTAAACCTTTGGGACCAGTGAATCCTGTTGGACCGGTATTACCTATAGTACCTCTTAAACCTGTTGGACCAGTGAACCCTGTGGGACCAGTAAATCCTGTTGGACCAGTGAACCCTGTGGGCCCAGTTAGGCCTCTTAATGCAAAAGTTGAATTTAAATAGCTATAAGCACTTGCTTGTTGAAACGAAATATATAAATAATCAGAACCTGAAGATGCACCTGTTTTTTTTGCTACAAATGTAATTTGAAAACAATCATCTTGAGATAACGAATCTTGTTTATTTCCTAGGGCTGCTCCAAAATTTTCCTCTCGAGTAGAATTAAAATCTGGAACTGGTTTGAATATAGATTCAAATATTTCTTTAGAAACACCCGTAGTAATATTATAGATATAACCTTTTATTTGCAAAACTATGTTATTGTTAGAAGAATAACAAAACAAATAAGAGGTAAAAATTCCGGCAGCTATATATGAAACATTTAGATCTTTGACGATTGTTTTGGACATAAAACTTGCAATCTCCTGTGTGTCATTTATTCCTAAAGTAGTTAAGTCAAATTTATAAGGAGAAGGTTGACTGGATACATCAAGATCAGTGCTTAATTGCTTGTATCCCGTAATCTCCGAATTATTATAAAAATTATAATATAAATTTAGACCGGAAGCAAATCCATTTGGTCCTTCTGGTCCAGTACTTCCCGTAGGACCAGTTGGACCCGTTAAACCTGTAGGACCAGTAGGACCGGTTGGGCCAATTCTTCCTCTTTGTCCTTGAGAACCTTGAGGACCTGTAGGACCATATATTCGAGAGCGGTCATTTTGTGTCTTATTGTAATCTTCAATGTAAGAATTTATTTCTGAATTTGAGTGGGTATAAGTATTTTGGGTATTAGGAATAAAAGGGGGTTCTACAGGGGTTTTTATGTAATCATTAAACCTAGGGATATATCTTTGCTGAGAACGTGGAATACTTCTTGGGGCTCTACGTTTCAAATTCTTATTTCCTAGAAAAAAAAACATTTTATTTAATATAGTTTAATAATTTTTTTTTTATTACTAATTAAGTTATTTCAGAAGCTAAAAATCATCTAATCCATTTACAAAACTTTGTACCTTTTCCTCTTTAGACCCTATACTCTTTACTCCTCGTTGTTGTACCTGAATTTTATACAAATCCTGAATATGTGTGGGCCATTGTTCTGCATTTTCTTGGAAATTCCAGTCGGGGTATTTACCATATACTTGTTTGTATTCCATCCTACATTTATCCTCCATACTTCTAATTGCTGGATAAATTTCCTGCTCTTCCTCTCCAAACAATCCCTTAACTATAACTTTTATAGGATTATTCCACATTCCATATAGTTCCACCTTTTTTTCAGCTTTTAATTCATCAAATATTAAATGATGAATCCCAAATGTTCTCAAAGAGGGACTACCGCCGAGGCCACCCTTGTAAAACGCAAATGTTGTTTTCATTCCCCCTTTACATTCTGAGCATCCTATTTTTTTAATTTCACCATCTACAATTATAAAGTATATACGCCCATTTTCTTGTTTAATTAGCTTCCCTACATCGTTCTCCCAAGTTATCTCCCAAGTAGATATACCTTTACCATTAACCTTTTTTACAAATTGACCTAATTTAGTCGCATTCACTAACTCGCTTGCTAAGATTGAAGACCTTATTGCCATGATGATTATTTATAATTGAAATATAATTAAATCAAAAAAAGAAATCAATTTTTTTTTACACCTTAATTTTTACAAATTATAACCTACCTTGATTCTTCCTCTAGGTTAAGCCATATATTATATATAGGTTCAAACTCTTGTGATAGTTGAATTAAATGATTATATGTAAACATTTTTAGAAACATTGGAGTATTATTTAACCAATCTAATATTTCTTGAAACCAATTCACAAATAACTTTACATCTTCCAAGTAATATTTGTTACATACCAGGGTCGGGGAAAAGAATAGATTAATATTCTCCCTTAAAAATCTCAATCCAAGGTAGATATCTATCATTTGTGAATCCATTGAATCCCCAATGTTAGCATTTAATATTTTATCGACGACAATATGGATTTTTACTTGAAAATTCTCTAATTGTTTACTAATATCTAAAGGTATTAATTTTTCATTAAATATTCTATTTGTTATATTTGATAAAATAAAATCATTGTAAACTTTCTCCATATCTATCCATTTTAATGGGTTATATTCTTTCCTAAATGCTCTTCCACTGCGTAGATTACTTTCGGGAAGAAGAATTAATTGTCTGTTTGATAGAGATGTAAATTTTCCGTTTCTCAGCAACATTATAATGAAAATTAAATAAAAAACTTATGTTGAAAAAAATAAAATCAATTTTTAATTTTATTTTTTTATAGAAATATTTTTTCAATAAGGAAGAAAAAAAATGGATTGGTTTTCATTAATTATTAAAAATTTAATCTATAAATCTAAATAGTTTGCCACATAGAATGTATAATATCAAAATCTTTTGTTAGTTGAATAAGATCAGTTTCTGCATATTTTTTCAAAATTCGTTTGTCATTCAAGGCATCAAGTTGAAATTGCATCCATTTAACATGCTTACATAAATATTTATAGCTATCATTATCACAAATAAGCCCCGGACAGAAGAACAAATTGATGTTTTCTTTAATCCACAACATACATGATTTAACTATAATAATACGATGCTCATTGTCAACAAGATTTTGTTGATTTTCAATAATTTTTGAAATTCCTTTTTTAAAATTTTTCAGCTGGTGTTTACTCGTTGCAAGAATAGGTTTATTGTTCCCATAATTTTTTTTATAAATTGACACGTACCTTTCATATTTTAATTCCATATCCATCCATTCTAATGGTTCATATTCTTCTCTAAACCTTTTTCCACTCCTCAATCGACCTACAATCGTAGAAGGAACTGACTTAGGTTTAGTCTTAGGGCCAACTTGGCTAGATTTAGCTACTTTAACGATTTTTCCAGTTCTTAGTTTCATTGTACAAATTATAAAAGCTGAAATACTTAAAAAATCAAAATAAAAATCAATTTTTTTTAATTTAAAAAAAAAAAATCCAATTTTTTATTTTTTTATCCTTTTTTTAATTATTTTTTTAATTTTAAAAAAAAATCCAATTTTTTATTTTTTTTATCCTTTTTTAATTATTTTATTTATTTAAAAAGCGTGGAGTTGAAATTCCGAAAAATCTTGATTTTTAATCCATTCATCTACATTTCTTTCCAAAGTCGTGTATAAGTATAATGCTATCATTGAAAACAAATTAAAAGCAAAGTATGCTCCAGCATATAATAATAATGTTCCTAAATACATAAGATAAATACCGACATACCCAGTAATTATCATATTGGAAAACATACACAACATGCCCAAGTATATAATAAATAATTTATAAATATTATTTATTATTTCTAAGACCTTATTTGGTCTTTTAAAACTATTATAATTCAAATCGAATTGTGACTCATCGTCACTATCATATTCATTATAAACGATTTTCTTACCATTTCGTAACATCATTGTCTTTATTTATAAATAATGAGACTATAGATGGTTAGCCAAAATCAATTTTATTTAAAAAACACTAAAAAAGTCAAAAGTCAAAAGTTCATCTTTTTTCGGAAAACTATTTTCGATTTTTGAAAATGGACAAAAAAAAATGTCCAAAATCGAAAAGCCCAAAATACTTTCCGGAAAAATTTGCAAGTTTTGACTTGTGACGATAATGCTTTAAATTCAAAAAAAATAATTATAGGATCGTGACTGAACGAAAAATTTCGGTTTTTCGAAAAGAACTTAGGCATTTTTTCGATTGCTAATTTAAGCAATGGTTGTCAATCCAAAAAATGCCAAAAATGGGGATTTTTTTGTCTGTGAAATATGTGACTTTAAATGCAGCAAATTAAGCAATTACGAAAAACACCTTTCAACCCAAAAACATAAAACCCTGAAAATTAAGATGTCAGGCAATCCAAAAAATGCCGAAAATGCCAAATCATTCACGTGTGAAAAATGTTGTAAGAAA